TGGGCCTCTGTGACCTCCGCGTTGCCTGTATCCCGTATGTGAATCTCGATCGAGTCGATAAGATTCTGTACGGTTGTAATCGCACGCCTCCGTTAGGCCCCTCTGACCAGCTCCCGCGCCCCCAGCACGGTATCGCCCCCCACCCCGCCGAGCTTCGACATATCCCCGGCCAGCGCCGCATCCACGTCGATGTTCTGCGAGAACGCGGGATCCGAGCGCGAGGTGGCCATCTGCCCCTTCTTAATCTCGAACCAGATCGGGGTCATGGGTTCCTCGACGTCGCGGGCTTCCTCCGGGTGCTTCTCACACCAGGCGATCCTCTCCTTGTCGTCGATGAGGGTCTGCTTGTCGGCAACCGCAGGGTCGGCGCTGTACCAGAGACCCCCCTGGAACCTGATCTTGACATCGCCCTCGCGGAGACTGTCACGCTGGCCGGTCGGCGAGTTCGGATCCTTGATGAACCGAACCTGGCCCACTTTGATCAGCCACTCGGAGTCAGGCTTCTGTGGGCAGGCGAATGCGCGCCGGCGCTGCTCCTTGGGGACGAGCACGGGCACCTCGCCGACAACGGGCGCGGGCGTGGGAGCCTCCTGGAGACGCCCCTCGACCGCCGACAGGCGATCCTCCAGCCGCACCAGAGTGCTCTCAGCCGTCCTAGCGCGCTCCTCAGCAGCCGCCCGGGCCTCTTCGGCTACCTGGATAGCGGTCTTCTCCTCCGGGGGGCTCTCAGCGGTCTCTGAGGGAACCTCGGCTGTAGCGGATCCTTTTGCTGCCATGTAAACCTCTCTTTCTCCTAGTCACTACTCTCCGGCAGCGCCTTGAGCACTACCAGGAACTTGCGGTCGGCATCCTCAGTCTCAGAGAACTCTAGCCGCAGCCTAGCTCCAACAAGGGGAGAGATGCTCTGAGGTGCCTGAAGCCACTGGTCTACGGCGACATTCTCCCACCACGTGATGGCGGCCCCAGCGTTCGTCAGTGGGGTATAGAACGTGCCATTACCGGGATCGATCTGCGGCGTGACATTGTTCGACGACCCGTCGAGCGCATCGGGAGTGATGATCCCCAGCACCTCGAAGCCTAGGATGTCGACAACTAGGGAGGTATCGGCATCCTCCGAGATGTCCAGCAGCGCAACCCGCGTGATGAACCGGTTAAGGTAGCCCATACGCCCCTACTCCTTGGCTGATTCGGCGGGCGGCTCCTCGGCCGGGACCTCTTCCGCGCTCACGGGCTCGGCCTCGTTAGCGAGCGAAGGGGCACCCACATCGCCAACCGGCTCTTCAGAGGACGCTGGCTCGGTCGCGGGCGGCACTTCCCCTATCTTCTCCGGCTCCGGCGTGTACCCGGCGAGATTCTTTCCGTTTGGCATGTCTTAGTTCCTCCCTACGGCAGTGGTTGCATTTCAATCTTGACGACTGGGCGGAGGAAGAGATGCGGAGTACCAGGCGAAGGATCGGCACCGAGCACCTCCCGCCCCTCCCGGAGAATGAAGGTGACGTCAGCAATCCGGCAGGGGATCTCTTCCCCAGCAAGGTTGACGTACGTCACGTACATCCCCTCTGCTGGGGCAATGTCGAGGCTGCTGGCAGTCAGAACCAATTCCTCGTCGATCCAGAACTCAGCATGGCTCGTTCGCCAGCTTGGAGTTTCTCCTCCCGTAGGCCAGGGCATCGTTCCTGCTCCCTTGAAACCGTCCAGAGGCCCGCCCACCTCGACGGCTTACGTCTCGATGTAGCTATTCCCTGCAAAGGTCCACCCCGAATTGAGCATGTCGGAGTGGTTCTGGTCGTAGGCGTTGTCCTTGCTGACCTCGAAGTAGTTCCCGACAACGAGCGCATCACCCGCACCACTATTGGAGTCGATGGCGCTCCCGGCCATGTCCTTGAAGATGTTACCTGGGCCGATGATGTTGTCCTGCGGGGTCGCCGAACGGACGGCAATCCCGTCCTGACAGTTCGTGAAGAGGCACTCTTCGATGACGTTCCTCACCGGGTTGCTGGAGAGCGAACCACGGAGGGCGATCCCCGCGCCGCTGTTGGCGATGGCGTCGAACGTGCAGCGCCGGACAGCACACAGGCTCGCGCCCTTCATATCGAAGCCGTCGTAGCCGATCCCCCATCCAGGGAAGACGCACTCGATCAACTCGGTGTAGAAGGCGTTGTAGCCCAGTGTGCTATCAGTCGTGGCCCTCACTGAGGGGCCGGTTGTCCAGCGTGAGGCGAACGTCAGCCCGATGATCCGGCAGCCCTGAGTGATCTCCAGAACTGGCCCATCCGTGTAGCCTGCATCGGCGATGATCCAGTGCTCATCCATGTTCTGCCGGTTCCCGCCATAGTGGTCGGCAACAATGGTGATGCCGCGCTTGTTCACGTCGATGGCTGCGGTGGGAACATGCCCTCCACGGGCCACGACGATGATGTCGCCCCTCAGCCTCTCACAGTTATCGATCGCGGCCTGAAGGGTAGACAAAGGACGTCTTGGATCCCTGCCCTCCCCACTCGTAACCCCGGTCGTTGGGTCAACGAAGAAGATGTGAGGCCGATTCGGCCCAGCATCAATATCCCCGAGATCCGTACCAGAAGCCGGCCCAAGCAGACGGGCTGTCTGCAAGAAGCGATCCACCTGGCTGGAGAGGAGGGCTATGTTCTCATACATGGATTCCTCCTAACCCTCCGTCACGTCGTAGTCGACAATGACGAAGAATTGTCCTGCCGTCAGGGCCGCAGCCCCAATGGTTATCTGCAAGCCCACAGCGGCTGAAAGTTTGATGAAGGTGGTTTCATCACCAGGATCGGGGCCAGCGTCGGCGTCCTTCGGCCCCGTAGTGCTCCAAGGAGCACCGCTGATCGCGTCCTCGGCGTTGATGTCCGTCGTAGATGCGAAGCCTAGACCAACGGTGGCGCCACCACCTCCGGCGAGTGCGACCACGGTGTCGATGTAGGCGTCCGTGATGATGGCGTTGTCGGGAAGGACAGGCCCCCGCAGGAGGAAGGTACCGACGGCTCCTCCGTCACGCGAGAAGACGTAGTCGTAGACGGCCTGCCGCTTCCGAGCATCCCCACCGGGACGAATCCCGGTGGAGTGCTCGGTGATAATGCTCTCTTCCCGACCCGTTATCGGGTTCTGACTCATGGCCTCACCCCTCAGTTGCCACCCTAGGCGGCGATACTGAAGTTGTGCAAGCGGCCCTCTCCCTGGACACCCTTGCACATCATGCTCGAGTCGGAGTAGAAGACTCGGCGGGTGAAGGGGCCGGTGTTGCTAGAGACGACGGCGACCGCCTCCTCCAGGTGCGGGCGACCACGCTGACCGTGGTTCCCGATGGTGTTCATCTCCCGGCGGATGAAGTACAGGTCGTCCTTGGCCAGCGCCGTGTGGAGCAGGACGTCCACGTCGCCGAAGTCGGTACGGAACCGATCGATGGCGACACCGGCGTAGTTGGCGCCGGGGCCGAGGCGCTCGGCGGCGCTGAAGAACGAGGTGACCTTCCGCTTGGCCCAGGCGCTCACGAGGAGCGTCATGGCCATCTTCCCGGCGCCAACAGTGTAGTACAGGTCCTGGAGCTTGTCGTCGATGTCCTTGCGGGTCAAGGCGGCATCGCTCAAGTCCGTGACCTGCGCGCCGTTGGCGGCGGTGATGTAGTAGACGAGCCCGCCGAACGAGGCGGGGACGGTAGAGGTACCGGCGAACCGGGGGCCGTGGATCGCAGCGTCCTCGATCGCCACGAACTGCTCTGCGACCGCGTCGGCCGCCAGCTTGTCGAGGTCGGTGCCCCTGAGACCGTAGAGCGCGGTCTCCTGGCGCCGGTAGGTGACGTCGATCGCAACGTGCTGCACCTGCGCGAGGTTGTACGGCAGGTTGAAGATCGGCGTGGGCCTAGCGGTCCAGTTGTCGTTCTCGTGCATCGAGAAGCCCGCGACGATGACCTCGTCGGCCGTCGCCCAGGCCCCCTCGCTGACATCGCCGGTGATGTCGCGGGTGACGATGAGAGTGTCCGAACCGTGACCGATCACGCGGACGTACTCCCCAGCGGAGTTCGCCCCATTGAGGTTCTTCAGGATGGTGCCGACCGGGTACCGATGGTTCGTGTTGGCAGCGAGGGAGAGACTCGTGTCGGAGGCGTTGGACAGCGGGGTCGCCCCCAACGACGGCCGACGGTTCCACGGGTCATCCTCCACCCACTCGACCTTGGTGTTGTTGAACGCGAACTGGGACGGGCCACCGAGATACTTCAGTAGGTCGGCGTCGCGCTCGCTCATGTTCACCAACAGGTCGTCCACCCAGCGGATCTTGACGCTCGCGTCGATCTCCGCTGGGTAGCCAGACGGTATACCGGCGACACGCGGCGTGGTGGTGGTACCACTAGCCATGCGTGTTTATTCCTTTCGACTTATCCCCGGCGCGTGACATCGAAAGGAGCGGGCTGCCAAGTCTCGCTCCGGCCGATGTTATCTTTCATTGCGTCGGGACCCTGTTCTGTGTTCGGTTGCGCGGGAGGCTGTGGGGCACCCCCACCGCCCGTATCGGACGGCGCGTGCGCCCCCGCAGGTACGGGCGCCTGAGGAGCCGGAGGAGGCTGTGCGGGCTGCCCATTGGTTCCGGGCTGCCCACCGGCCGTCGCCTTGGCCTCCCAATGATCGCCGCGCTTCTGCTCGCAGAATGCTTCGCGCTCGTCGATCGGGACGTCCATCAGCTCCTTCTCGGTGACCCCAAATGGCCCATAATCGTTAAGGAGGGCGACGATGTCCGTGTCGCTATGGAAGTCTTCGACACGCTTTTGGCGCTCATTGAGTGCCTTCTCGCGGTCGTCCAACTCCCACGTCTTACGGAGCGCCGCCTGGTCCTCCGGCGAGAGGCCCTGGAGCTTCCCCTCACGCATATCTGTGGTCATCTGGTCGAGGCGGGCGTTGGACGCCTCCAACTGCTGGTTGACGGTGGCCATCGCCTTGTCTTGACCAGATTGCAGCGCGCGGAACTTCTCCTCGTAGGGGGCGGCTATCTCCTCCTGGAGTTGAGCTTTGTACTGCTCGTACTCCGTCTCGGTGAGGTCGGGTTCCTCACCCTCCGGTGGAGGTTGGGCCTCTGCCCCAGGCGGCTGTTGCCCCTCCGGGAGTGCTTCTGGAGGGGGCTGCTGGCCCTCAGCGGCTGGCTGGGGGGCCTGGGGTGCGGGCGGCTCTGCCGGTGGTGACCCTGGGGCGGGCGGTGTACCCTCTCCCATCGGTGAACCAGCCGGGGCAGCCGGAGCACCAGTGCCTTGTGGCGCTGATGCGGCCTGCTGCTGGGCGGCGGATTGACCAGCGGAAGATGGGGCTGTGCCGACCGAAGGATCAACTACCGGGGCTGGCGCGCCCGGCTCGCCGAAGTCGGGAAGACGTTCTCCTTCTCCTACCATTCCTGTTCCTCCTTATCCGAACGATTCTACGCTCTGATCTGCTCCCTGTCAAGAGAAGGACAAGAAGGCAGGAGCGGGCACTTCTGCTTTCTCGTCCTTGTGCTCCTCGATCCACCGAGCAGCCTCTAGGTACTTGTACCGCTCAACGATGTCCTCGTACGGGTCACCTTCGGCCTCGTAGATGCGCCGCCCCTCACCATCGATCTCCTTGAATAGAAAGGCCCATAGGGTGATCCATTTGGGGGGGTCTTCGGAGAAGGCGGCCCCTACCTTATCGGTGATGTGCTCGCCGAGCGTTATTTCAATACGGTCGTGGTGGGGCTCCTCCCGCTCCATAGGCCACTCGAAACCTTTCCAGCGCAGAACAATCCTCGTCACAGTCATAAGCTCTCTCCTACTCCGGCTCAGGGGTGGGTGCGTCCGCGACCGTGTACGGCTGCAAAAACCTAGAGACGTCGGCGTCGGTCAGGGCGGTGTCGGCCTCGGCCAGGCCAACCTCCGCCATAAGCTTCTCCAGTTCCTCGCGCTCTTCATCGGTGAGTTGCTCGTCTTCGTCGATGTCCTCCCGCCGGTTGATAGCGGCCATCATCTGGATATGGCTGAAGAGTGGGTCGCCGCTGGACTCAACGGGGTAGGGTTCGATGTCGATGATTTCCAGTGGGGGCAGACCAAGGAGGGCGTTGGCCTCGTCCAGTTCCGGCTTCATCATACGGGCGTAGTCGACCTGCGTCCTGTTGTCCCGAAGAGAGAAGTAGGTACTCCAGAAGTCCTTGCGGCGCATGAGGGCGAAGCGCTGCTCCAGCGAGAGGTCGTCCAGATCCAACACCTCGACAGGGAAGTATTTCTGGATGACCGGCATACTGCGGAAGTAGGCGCTGATCGCCCCCCGCTCACGGCTGGTGAACGGTGAGCCCCGGCTGGTCAGGGAGAACCAGAGATCCTTGAGAGCGTCGGCGATCTCGAACTCCTGCTGTGCCTCCGTCTTCGGCCAGGCGAAGGTGGCGAGGAAGCGCTCAACGTCCCTGCGAGCGATCACCTCGCGGGCCTGCTTGTGCAACTGCTCGAGAGCGGTATCGCGCTCATCGGCGATCCGCTGGGCTTCGTCGAAGTCGTCCTTCTGGAAGGCGAGGTCGCGCTGGCGGGCGGCGACGATGCGGATCTGCATGAACTGGGTCTCGATCTGCTGCCACATATCCTCGTAGGCGATGGTGTCGGTAACCGTCGGGAACTGGGAGAGGAACTCCTCACGGCGGAAGAGGAAGGCGTCGAAGTCCTCCCCCTCCCCACGCTCGATGTCGAACCAGGCGTTGCGGATCTCAGCGAGCGCGCGACCACGCGGGTTGCGGTTGATCGAAATCTCCTTCGCCCGGAAGGGGAAGGCACGGTCAAGCTCCTCCCGCCGCGTCTCCTGCTCGTCGCGGATCGACCGCAACTCGTCCCGGAGGACGGCGAGTTGGTCACGTACGGGCTGGCTCTGGGTGAGTTCCTGCAACCGGCTGCGCTCGTTCTCCAGGTCCATGACAGCCTTCTCAAACGGCTTCTCAACGTACTTGTCGATCGACTGCCAGTAGAGTTCGGTGTCAACGGCCTTCTCGCGCTCCTCCGGGTCGGAGAGGCCGCGCACAGTGGCCGTGCGTAGCTCGAACTCGGGGTACTTCTTGAAGAACTCGTCGAGCTTGCCCCGACGGGAATACTCGCTATAGATGGCCTTGAGACCGAACCAGATCCTCTCCCCCTCGTTGACACCGACGACGTCGCCGAAGGGGAAGCCGATCCAGTAGGTGAGGCGCCGGAGATTGGTCTCAGCCTGCGACGCCTTGACCGCCTTCTTCCACTCCGGCCCTGCCTGGGTGTCGAGGGCGATCCAGGCTTTCTCTAGCTGCTCCTCCTTAGAAGCACCAGGGATCAGCTCGCCCGTCGCCACCAGGGAGGCCATCGCCCGGTCGGCGCGCCAAGTGGTCCACTGATCCTCCTCCAGGCCCAAGAGGTCGCGCAGCCAGCCGGGAGAGAAGTGGCCCTTCTCCACATAGAGATTCTGCTCATCGGCAGGGATGGCGTCGGTGTCACCAGTGAAGACGAAGCGGGCGGTGGCGCGGGCCAGCGGCGTCAGCGGTATCCCAAAGGGACCGCCGGACAGCACTGTGCTCCGCCAGGCATCCTTGTCGAGCAGCCCCGCGTGGCGGAAGGCGAACTTCTGGAACGGCCCGACGTTGAGCGGAGTGCTGTTCTGGAAGAAGTCCAGCACGCGCCCCGGTAGCGTATTGCGGCGGGCCTCATCATCGAACTGGTCACGCATGAAGGTCATCGGCCAAATAAAACGCATCGGGTCGATGAAGTAGATCGGCGCGAAGTCCCCACCCTCAAGGAGCTGCCCCACTCCCGGCATCTTCTGCAAGAACTCACCCAGACCCGGGAGAGGGATCGGGATGCGGTACTGGAGCCTCTGCGGGTAGCCGTACTGCTCCGTGAACTTCTGCGACTCGAACATGGCGATCATAATCGCCCCGAAAGCGCCGGGGGCGCGGGCGCCACGGATGGCCCAGTGGGCCACGTCCCGCGTCGGCCAGAACTCGAAGGGGAAGACCGACTGAGCAATGCGGTCAATACCCCGCTGGTCGAGGTAGTTGAGCATGACGAAATCGGTCGCGGCTCGGGAGTTGGCAATCATGATGTCGCGCACCTCCGACCAGCCACGCTGCACGTCGCTGATGGTGGCGCGCATGGCGCGCACGGCCTCGCTCTCGACCTTCAGGTCGCCCCGCAGGAGCTTAGGGATGTCGTCCCGAAGGCTCTGCATGAAGAAGCCCTTGAACTCGTGGATCTCACTGGCGAGGACGCCGCTGGGATCCATGAACTGCTGGGCAGCGGGGACGTCGTTCACGCCCAGACCGGCGATCTTCGCCTTGCGCGGCGCGCTCTGCTCATAGAGCTGGCGCACCTTCTCGCCGGCCACACGCCAGGCATCGTCGTCCCCTATCTCCAGGGCCTCGCTGATAATCTTCCGGTGCTCGGCGAAGGTCTTCTTTACGTGCTCGCCGATCTTGGCGACGATTTCGGCGTGGGCCTCGGAGGACTTGCGGACGGTATCGTCGACGAAGGAGAACATCTCGTCGAACGAAGCATCACGACGGGTGAGGTAACCATCCCAGACGTCGCCGATCCGCACCGCCTGTACCTTCTTGCCCGTCGGCAGCGTGACCTGGGCCTTCGCCGGACGCATGTCTTCAGGAAGACGCTTCACTATCCCCGGTGGGACGATCGTATCCCTACTGACCCGCTCAACGCCCGCCTTCGCCAGGTCGTCGTAAACGGCCCGGATCGCGTCCAGCCGCTTGATATTCTCCGTAGTGGCGCTCTCAGCGACACGCGCCCACTGCCTCGAAGCGTACCAGGCGGTCTGCTCCTTGGGCGACCAGCCGGGCTTGACGATGCCGATGAACCTGTCAAGGAGCTGGACGTTGTCGGCAAGCTCCCTGCGGATGGCCTGGTCAGTGACGCGGAGTGCCCCAGCGTAGGTCGTCGGACCCCGTATCACCGACGGCTGGCGGGCCATCTGACGGACGATGTCGGAGGGGACGTCGTAGTCTAGGGCGTAGGTCTCCAGCATCCGATCGATCTTCTTGAGCGCCCCGGCCATCGCCTCCCCCGTCCCAACCTTCTGCGCCTCGTCCAGGACAGGCATCACATCGGAGCTAATGAAGTCCATGATCGGCGCTAGGTCGTGGGTGGCGAAAAGCTCGACCTCCTGTCCCTCGTGCTTGAGTACCTCCCTGGCGAACCGGCGGCCATAGTCGTGCGGCGAGAGGACACCGGACGCCACACCCACCTCCATGCGGTCGAGCCGTCCCTGGAGAGCCGGGACGATAACCCCTCCAAGATCATCCATCCCCTCCGGCAGTGCCTTGCTACCGAAAAAGTAGAGGCCAATCTCGTCGGCGAAGGCATTCTCGGCAAGACGGATCTCCTTAGCGGTTCGACCAGCCTTCTCCATCACCCCACTCACAGGGGCGAACAGACCCCGGATCTTGCCGCCGGGGGCGAGGCCCATGTGGTACTGCCGCTGGAGCTGGCTCATAAAGGTCGCCCGGCGGAACGCCTTGTCCACCCTCCCGGCTATATGGACCGGTGCCATCACAGGATCCCAGAAGCGCCTGCGCTGCCCGATCTCCTTCGCCGGTTGCAGGCGGGCCTTCTGAATAAGCTGGAGGCTGTCCTCGAAGCCCTCCTGACCCGCCTCAAAGAGCGACCGGCTGAGAATATCGTGGGAGCCGGTAATGCGGGTGACGGTACGCTCGACATCGAGCGGCGTGATCCCCAAGGGCTTGAGCATCCTCTCCCAGACCTGTGGATAGCGCCCCCCACCCCTCATCACCGTCCCCGTCTCCAACCAGAGCGAACGGGCGGTGGCAGAGAAGCCCTCACGGGGGTGGAAGGCAGAACTCCACATCAGGCGGATGAAATTGCTCACTACGTTAAGCCAGATGAAGCCTGGGTTGTTGATAGTAACGGCCGCCGTCACCCCCTTGATCAGGCCAGCCATCGGGAAGTACCACCGGGAGAGGAAGCGGCCGAACTTGGTAGCGTTCCAGAGGTCCCGCTGCGTCATCTCGGCAAAGGCGCGGGCCTTAGCGACGACGTACTCGGGGATCGCCTGCTCCAGGTCGGCGCGGGCGATCAGCGTCTCACCACGCGCCAGCGCCCCCCGGACATCGTCGACGGTAGCCTCGGCACGATAGAAACCCGCCTCCGCCCAGTCGTCGATCGTCGAACCGATCTCCTTCAGGGCGTCATCGAAGACATCCGATTGCTTCTCAGCAATGCGGGCACCGAAGTCGAGCATGTCGTCGTTGGTCTCGCGCAGACCAGGCAGATTCTCGCTGACCCAGCGGGTCGGTTTGCCGGTTTTGAAGGTCTCACCGATCTCGGAGATGCGCGCGGGCTCGCGGGCGAGGGCCGCCTTGATTGGCTTCAGGCGGCGCTCCAGCGTCACCGCCACCGAGTCGGCGAAGAGGTTGGCGGGCTTCTCGAAGAGGAGGCGTGAGATACCCTTCACCGGCTCCGTCACCCTCTGCGCCGCATAGGACGCCTCTGGCATCCGCGTCAGCGCCTTGTAGCTCTCCAGCTTGAAGAGTCCTGTGATGCCACTCTTCGAGAAGGCGGCGCGGCGGCCAGTGGGCGTGAAGAGGCGAAGGAACCGGCTAAGAGGCGCTCCCCCCGTAACCGCCTTCAAGGGCACCGTCACGGGCTTGGCAACCCAGCCAATGGGGACGAAGTTGAGCGGATCCATAGCGACCCAGCCCAGCATATTAGCCAGGAAACCAGCGCCGCCCAGAGGGTTCTCTTGGAAGTAGCGCTCCAGCTCGGTAGCGGCCGCCTCGCCAGTAAGGCCGTCCGCCATGATGCGCTCGACCTCCCGCATTGCGTCGCGCTCATGCTGACGCTCCCAGTCCCAGAAGTTGAAGAGGCTGAAGTCCCACAGCCGCGTAGCGAAGGCTTGACGGAGGTAAGGATCAGGGATGGCGTTCTGGTAGTAGCCCTGGCCGATCACCTCCTCGATACGCTCGACGGTCTCACCAGTGAAGAGGCCGCTGAACGCATCCCAGGCGGTGCCAAACGGGTTGCCAACGATGTTGCGGAGGGCACTCTCGTCCTTCCCCATCTTGTTCAGATCACGCTCGACGAGATCCGCCACCAGTGTCTGAGGCTCGGTCAGCCGCATGTACTGCATGAAGACGGCGGGATCCTCGAGTTGCTCGGCCAGTTGCTGGTCAAGGACGAAGGTCGGGTCGAACGGGAAGTCCCCCACCGCCAGCCGGGCATCACTGTCTATCGAGAAGGGCAACCCCTGGAGAGGGCGCTGATCGATGGGAACGGCCTCCGGCGTGAGTTCCGCCATAAGCCTAGTAGTATAGGCTCCCTGCTCCTTGTAGTAATCGATCGCCTCCGCCCTCTTCCGTGCCACGTCGTCAATGCCAATAATCGCGTCGATGGCGTCGCGCGCCTGCGCGTCGGTGCGGATCTGAGACAGATCAACGCCCTCCGGCGCGAACGGATCACGACCGGTAAGGTTGAAGATATAGGGAAGGTTGGTAATGAGGTTGCGAAGACCTCGGCCGAAACCTCTCGCACGCTCGGGACCAAAGCGCAGCGAGGAGATCTGCTCGACCGCCTCCCCGCCAAAGTCGGTGGCCTTCTCAAAAGCCTTGCGGAAGAAGGACATTACGCCTCTCCAGGCGTAGTCGGCGCACCTAGCGCTGTCTCCGGGGCAGGGGGCTCAATCGCGGACTGGACAAGCGTCCCCAGCGAGGCGGTACGCATCATCCACCCCCGCAACTCCCTTTCTGTTGGTGGCCGGTTAAGTTGCCTCTCCACCTCGAGGCGGGCACGGAAGAGGGAGATCTCGCGTGGGGTGCCCTCACGCCCCGCAAGCCGGAAGAACTGGGTCTCGATTGGGCGCTCGGCGGCACCCAGCCGCTCGATGCGCTCACCAAGACGGTCAGCGGGGCTGGGACGGGTTGAGACACGCTCCACCGGACGCTCCTGTGGCCGGGGGGCGGCCCCCTGACCGCGCGCCTGCTGCTGTGTGACGAACTCCTGGATCTGTTGCAGCATCGCAGTGCGGTTCCCCCCACGCTGGGGCTGGGCCGGCTGCTGGGGAGGGGGAACCGGCTGGGGCTGCGTCCGCGTCGGTGCCTGCGGCGCGCCACGCTCGACGTCCATGCCGAGGTTCTTCCGCGCTGCCAGGAGTTGACGCCGCTGCGCGCCCCGGTGGGCCAAGGTCGAGCCCCCACCACCTCCTCTGATCGTCATCAGATATTCCTCCTAGGTTGATCCAGATCCGCCCGCCGCTTACGCAGGGTGTGGAGCAGCTTGGCCGGATCGGTCTGGGGCTCCTGCTCCGGCGGAGGCTGTGGCCGGACGAAGATCCGCCGGACGAGGCGGTCGGCGCGGTCTGAAAGCAGTGGTGTCATCGCGGCACGTCATGTAGGCTACAGGCCAGGCGGTACGTGGAAGCGTTGTCACCTTCAGGTGTCACCGCCGCTACGATGGAGGCCCATTCTTCGGCGGGGATGAAGAACTCACTGCAAACCTCCTGTTCGCCGCTTGATGTCTTTTGCCCTATGGCAAGTGGGATATGCTCCTTACGGACATAGCGGAGGCGCACACCCCCCAAGAGTTCGTGGTCAAGCTCCGTGACTCGTGCGAAATAGAAACCGTTCGCCCAGTGAAACTCCGGCCCCGTCGCCAACGGTCGTCCTGTCTGCTCGACCATTACTCCTCCTCTGGCTACTGTGTCATCCGGCCGCACTGAGCCTCTCTACATAGTCGCGGGCGACTCGGATCCGGACATGTCCACCACACGGGCAGTAGAACCAAAGAGCGGTTGGCCCGTAGCCTGCCAGGTACAGTGGCTCATGCCCGAATAGGCGGTGCCAGAGTTTGCCCTTCTTCGGTTGCTTTGGCTCCTTTTTCTTGTGGCCCATACTCCATTCCTCCAGCTACTATATCATCCTCCAAGCCTTCGTGGTGCGGACGGCAGGACAGCGCGGGTTCCCCCGGCCTGTTGGGGGGGCGCGCGGCCCTCTCCGGCGACGATGTTGGCCAGCGTCGATGCGGGGAACCTCTCACGCAGGAAATCCAGCGGGGAGGGGTCACTCACGACGCCAAGCCGGGGACGTCCGAAGATCTCTTCGATGGTGATTGTGGTAGAGAGCGACCGGAACTGCTCGCTCGTCGTCGTCTCCCTATGCTCTCGGAAGACCCTCTCGATCGTCTCGCGGATGTTCTCCGTGATGTCCTGCGGCTCCCCATCGGCCACGGAGCCCGTCAGGCGCTCGATGGTCGACTCGATCAGCTCGTTCAGCTCAATGTCACTGATCCGCTCCTCCGTACCGACCCGCGTCGTCTCCTCCGTCACTATGCCGCCAAAGCGCTCACCGAGCCGCTCAACGGCGCCCTCCAGACCAACTACCCTAGACGGAACTTCGCCTTCTCCAGCAATCGCCAGTTCGGCGAGACGGCCGATCTCGGCGAGATAAGGAGTAAGGAACCGCTCAGGGTTCGCCAGCACGAAGGTATAAGTACCCACACTGATCTCCCCCTCCCGAAGAGCGGTATCGACCCAGGTCGACACGGCGGTCATAAAGTCGTCCAGCATCTCCTCCGGCGTCGGGATGTCAACAAACTCCGTCACACGGCGGCCGGTAGTAACGTCCTCCTCACCAGTGACCGTCTCGGTTACGGTGACCTGTTGCTCCTCAGTAGTGGTGCGGTTCTCCGTGATGTTGTTGAGAATGTTACGGGCACGCCCACTGTCGGCACCGCTCAGAGCGTCGATCAGGCCCTCCGTCAACCCGACAAGGAAGTCATTGACCGCCGAATCGGTTGTAGATCCAAACTCACGCTGCACCCCCTCGAAGATGGTCAAGAACGCTAGGGGATCTGCAGCCCGCTCCTCCTCCAGCCGCGCCTCAATCCCTCGAAGACGGTCAGCGGAGACCCCTTCAGGCTCGAACATGAGGCGGAGCAGTTGCAGGACAGTCTGGCGCCACGCCTCAGTACCCGGATGCGGACGGCCACCCTCATGTGTCATCTCTACACGCCTGCTCTCTCGCCCATCGAACCGACCAGCTCCATGCCGCGCTGTCGCTCACCAGCCTGCTCAGCCTCGCCGCGCCGCTGCGTGCTCTCCGGCACACCCGTCTCCGGCCCCATCCCCGGAGCCGCCCCACCGCCGGGCACAGTACCGGTGATCTGCCGGAACTTGAGATCCTCGATCATGCGGGCGCGCATCCCGCTCTCGCGCATCCGGGCCGCCATCTCCTTCTCCCCGAAGCGCTCCAGCGCCTGGGCGATCTGCTCCAGCACCAGGACGGGGTCTTGGTTGGCGAGATCCTCCCAGATGAGGTCCATCTCACCCTGCGGGTCCTCCTTCTGGAGGATCGTCTCCAGGACAGTCGTGAGGGAGAGGATCGGTCGGCGCGGGTCAAGGGCCAAGCGGGCCATCTGGATACGGATGTGCATATCGTCGGGCAGCGCCGGCCGGAAGACAGGACGGGCACGGTACTTACGGCCGCTCTCCATGTCGGCGACGGGGTCGAACTCGATGCTGAAGAAGGTGTTCTGCTTGAACGGCACCGAGACGCTGAAGGGCCGGAGTTCACGGGCGGCGAGCTGCATCTGGTTGAGCAGCGACGTTCCCATGCGCTGGCCGAACTGCTTGAGGCCGCTCATGTAAGGCTCCAGGGCGTTCAGGGCGGCGCTCGTCATCTGTGAGAACAAGATGCCTGACGCCAGGTCGCCCCCGCCCATCGGCATAGAGGCGCGCAGGATCGCCGAAAGGGTCCCCTGCTGCTGTTCTTGCCGAAGGATCTCCATCAGCCGGAAGGCGTCGGCGGTGATCGGTGTCGGCTCCAACCGCTCCACGCTCTCCTCCGGCCGGAGCGCTACGCGGCCCTCGATGTTCGGCGTGAACTTCGGCAGCTCGCCGGTCGGCGTCTTGAAGACCCAGGTACCGTAGGTACCGAGCGAGAAGTGCTGGAAAATAGTTGCGACTAGCTCGTTGTACTGGGGGATCTGCTCCTCGACGGCGGACAGGATAGAGCGGCCGCTCTCGGCGACCCAGGTGTTCCTCCCCTGCCAAAATCTGGTCTGCACACCGAGCAGGTCGGCGCGCTGCTGGAACTGGTAGGAGATGGGGTCGGGGATGGGAGGCTTGTACTTGATCGCCACGCCGTTGACCGGCACGCCGATGATCGGCAGGGACTGCGGATCGTAGCCGTGCTTGTGGGCCGGGATCAGCCAGCGCGCGTCGGACAGGTTACCTCCCGTTTCGGGCGGCATGTAGTAGGTCGAGCCCGCCGGGTCCGGCGAGACCACCGCCAGGACACCGGTGATGCCTGGGCGGTCGCCGCGCTGGTTGGACCAGAACTCGATCTTCTCCGCCGGTTTGTTCGGGTCGAAGTTCCGCATGTCGCCGGTCATGTCCGCGTAGACCTCGGGGTAGATCGAGGCGAGGTCGCCCAGCGTTGTGAGCTGGCGGATGATGACCGACTCCAAGCCGAAGTTGTCGAAGTGCGGATAGACCGTGCGGGAGTCGTAGATGTCGGCGATGATCGGCGACTCGCGGTAGTCCAGCGCGGCGGTGGTGACGTGGAACTTGCCCCAGATCCAGCCCCTGAGCAGGGCTTGGTAGGAGATCTGCTTCCAGAGGGGCAGCTCGCCGCGCATCGAGCACATCTCGTCGACGTCGATGACGACGCCCTGAAGGGTGCGCTCGATCTTCCCGATCTTGTCGCGCTCCTCCTTGTTCTCCGCCTCCATCTGGTTGAGATCGATGCGCCAAAAGGCGTCGTTGCGGGTCATGATCGAGACGGCGGTGTCGACGGCGGTGCGGGGCTCGTTGGAGATGAAGCGCCGGTAGCCCAGCGGCTTCATCTGCTGGATCTGATCGAGCAGGAAGTACAGCGACGCCCAGTAGTCCATCCGCATGTGGAGCGGGCGCCAGTAGAGGCTGCCGAAGACGATCAGCGTAGAGATGCGCTCCTTCATCGCCGCAGCCTCCAGCGGCGTCAGGAGGGCCTCTTCGCGGATCTGTAGATCAGCCACGCTTAAGCTCCGTTATCTTGCGGATGGCGGAACGGGGGATGAATGTCGCGCAGCCATAGTCCTTTGAGACGCTGCTCCCACTATTGCCACGGGACTCCACCACAACGAGTCCCCGATCATCGTCCTGCGTGACGTAGCCGACACTGCGAATCTGCCAAGCCTGAGTGGGCAGATCGTCGGCGCTGCTCCAGGCGTGCCTAGTCAACGTGTCCTCCCACTCCACCTCCACGATGCGCTCAGCCACAGTCTACACGTCCCTCACGATCAGATCGAATCCCGCGCTCACGTCCATGTTCGCGGGGGTTCCCCGCCCCATCACCTTGAGGATCGCCGGTCCCGGTATCTTCCAGCAGGGGTTGAAGGGGTGGTGAACGTAGCCCTTGCCTAGACTCTTCAGCCCGAACGTATGCTTGGTGAGGAAGTTCGTCAGTTCGGCGTCGGGCTCGGGATTCTCCAGGAGGTAGAATGTCGGCTGCCCCCTCCGTCCCCTTGTTCAGGCTAGCCCAGTAGGCTGTCATGTAGGCGGCTTGCGTGGAGGGGATGCCATAGATCGCCATCTGAGTCTGGCCCTGCCCAGCGTAGATTTCAGCGGTTACCGTTCCATCTGTTTGAGCCGTGGCCGTGATGTTACCGACGTTGACGCTCGTAGCTCCCTTGGTGAGCACCATCATTCGATGGATGATGACGTAGGCGTTGACGGTGGGGACGTTGGTCGTGCCGTTCAGAACGATGTCCTCGGACACCTCGGCCGTATCCCAATCCGTCAGGCCAAAGACTCGTAGCGTCCTCGCCCCCACACCAGCAGGGTCGCCATCGTCGCCAGCGTCGGTAGAGACGATGTCGTGAATCCGCGCCTGTGTAGGAGCGACCCAGAGGGCCTCATCTTGCACCGTGTTCGCCATGTCCCAGATGTCTGTAGGGGCAGCGTCCACGTTGTTCGCCCGCCCGAACTTGTTCACCGTCCGGTAGCCGGAGATGTGCCCGTCTACTAGGTGGCATTGCATCAACTCTTCCAGCCCCCAGAGACGCGGATCAGGATCAAACTCGTGGACCATCAGCGCAACCACCCGTGCGGCATGTCTTCAACAGGGCCACGGCTGAGGACGACGCCATGCTCCCCCGTCACGATCACCTCCGGCTGGCGCTGATCCTGCTCCGTCCGGTGACGGGCGAAGCGCTGTGAGAGGAAGGTGGCGCCGGCGGCGGCGATGACGAGGTCGTCGTACTTCCTCTTCTGGGCCTTCGCCTTGATCTGACCGCCCCGCACCTTCTCCCACGAGAAGCTCCCCATCTCCTTGACAAGCTCGGCATCACGGGTCAGGAAGGTGCGCTCGAAGACCGCCTCGCGGAAGACGCGCAGCATCTCGTCACGGCGCGACTGGCTTGGATAGATCCAGGGCTCCGGTGTCTTGCGGGGCTGGTCGTAGTCGACGTGGTAATAGATGTTCGGGTAGCGCAGGTCGCGGCAACGCTCCAGCGCCGCCGAACCGTATGTCCCACGCTCCCCACCGAGCAAGGCACCGTTGTAATACTGAGCGACGGCACACGCCATCGCGCCACACTCCGAGGGGGTCGCCCTGAGCCTCAGCGTTGCGGCGTGGTGGCGGGTGAAGGCGTTGAGCACAACCAGCGCCGTGTAGTCGTTCTCCCTCCCAACACCACCCTCGGCGCAGTCCATATAGGCAACATAGAGCTGGGCGGGGTCAGGACGTTCCCAGATGCTCAGGTGGGGGCCGTAGAACGAGATGTTAGCCTCCTTGTAGGGAAGACCGTCGAGACGGAAGGCAGGGTCGGCGACCTGGCTCTTGAAGTAGGCGAGGTGGTCGACATCCCCTTGCCCCGCAAAGTAGTTACCCTCTCCGGTGAGAAAACTCGTATCGAAATCCTCAACATACTCCTGGGTGAAGGGCACGCCGGTCTTCAGCAACTCACGCTCGCGCCAGCGGCGCCAGAGGATCTGATCGGTGGTGAGGCCGTGCTGCTCCATCAGGAACTGCTCGTGGCGGCCGGCCCGGAAGCTCAGGCGGAGGTTCTCCAATTCCCCCGGCGACAGTTGCAGGTCACAGTCCTTCTCACCGAGCAGCCCAGCACGATAACGGGGCTCGATCCACCACGAGTAGAAATGGAGCCGCCAGCGATTGAGCGGATCGGTCTCGTCGCGGGCGTCGATGCAGTAGTCGTAGAACTCCCCCGCCGCACCGTTCGGTGTCGACTCCATATCGAACCAGCCGTCCGGCGGACCAGGGACGGCAGGGATAATCCCACCGAGCAGCGCGCCCGCGTTCTCCGGCTTCCAGTGAGAGGTCTCACTGGCATGGACGATCTGGGCCGAGTATGAGCGCCCTGTGACGCGCTCCTCGGCACTGGCAAAGATGATGTGGTTCTGCATCTCCCACCCAATCACCATCTCGTCCTTGTTGTCAGCGGCAAGCGGGTAGTCGAGTCCGTGGTTGCGGAGGTCCTGAAGATGATGGCGGATCCGGTCACGGAAGAGCATAGTCGTCGGATCGTCCTGTGTGATGATCAGCGCCTTGAGACCGAAACTGGTCGTCAGGCGGCGGAGGTTACGGGCGATGATGAGGGATGAGGCCCTTGTCTGTCGCCCCTTGATGGTGACGTCGCGGCCGGCGTGCTCGGCGAGCATGAGGCGCTGCTGGGGGTAAAGATTGAAGTCGACGACCACCCCACGCTCATTGGGGATCGTCAGCAGAGATTCAATCCACTCACCAGTCTTCGAGGGATCGAAGAGCAAAGTGTGAAGATCCGAATCGGGATCCAGTTCCCGATCGGCGCGCTCCGCTGGCAGCTTGGTGGGGATCTGCACCAGAGGGTTACCTCCCAGCGAAGCCCTTGAAGAACCCACCGGCCCCCTTCAGCAGGCGCTTACGGGCAGCCCGGATAGCCTCACTCGTACGTGTCCCGCGAAGACCTGGCACATCAGGGTAGAGGGTAGCCAGAGATTCCATGAGCACCTTCCGCGTTACCGCACCCGCTTGACCGGCGGAGCCGCGCCCCTTCGCAGATTCCTGCGCTCGAGCCTCCTTGGCTATTTCGCGGAGCCGCACCCCCGCCGCTTGGAACGTGATCCCCTCCTTCGCGGCGATCCGACGAGCGGCGCTTGCCGTAGCGCGGATACGCTTGGCGGCGATCGGGGCCTTCACGCTCGGAGGCAGGGGTACGAACGTCGGTGCGAAGGCCGCGCTGAGTTGGCTCAACGTCGGCCCTGGTGCCGCCTGTTGCCGTCGTGCCAACTCCTGGCGGACTTTCCGCCTAAAGGCTTGAGCAGTCTTGACAGCCATATCGATCTCCTCCTAGAGTCCTTGAGTCAACCGCTGGCGCATCTCAGCCAGCCGTCGGCGCATCTCGTCTGTCGGCATCCCCTTCGGCGGGACGGAGATCGGTGGTAGCGACTGTTGGGGGCGGCGCCGTCTGACCCTACGGATGGGCTGCCGCCTAGGCGAGCCGAAGAACCCAGCGGGGACGCTCTCCCGTCTCCCCGACCTACGGATGCGGCGGGCGGGCTGCCCAATGTCGGTAACGAAGAAGGACATTACGCCGCCTTCCTCTGCCGCAACTTGCCCAGCGTGCGGGCCAGGGCGATCTGCTTGAGGGTGCGGGTGTCGCCCCGTTTCTTCGCGGCGCGCTCCAGGCTGGCGAGTTTCTCCGCAGAGATCTTGCCGTCACCGCTAGGCTTGAGACCCGCCTTCTTCCGCAATGCCCCAGGCCTGCGGATTGCCTCCTGGATGAACTTCCTAGCCATGAAGCTCTACCTCCGACTCGGGATCCGACGATGGGATGTCCAGCCTCTCATCGAAGCGATAAATGTCCGGCTTGACTTGGACTCGCCGACGGCCACCCAACTTCAGAGCAGCATTCAAAGCTTCAAAAATAGTTGTGAAGTCGCCACTACCATCGGCGGCCACGATGTAGTCATATTTGGTTATCACGCAGCCCTCCTCTTCACCGGGCGGCCCTCACAGCGGGCGTGCATGAACTTCCGCTGGCGGTCACTATCGAACTCGCCCTCGCTCACGATCTTGCAGGCTTTGGCCTGGGAGATCACTTTCTTACGGCTCCGGCGGGCTTTCTTCGCTGCACCCTTAGCGGCCACACTTCGCCTTTTGTTCTTCTCCGGCACCTCACCGGCGGTGAGGAGGTTGCCAGCCATCAGCATAGGCCCCCGTCCAAAAGCGCCAGCTCTCACACCAACCGTCCCAGGTAAAGATCATCGGCTTCCAGTAGCGCCACGAGGACTGTCCCCAGTGGGGGGTGAGGAGATACCTGAGCCATCCCCACCAACCCGCCGTCGCGTAATGGGCACTACCAACCATCATATCCCGCCACGTTGCTCCGAGATGGCCGCCGAGAGCTGGCACTCGCGCTCGTTGAGCTTCCTACGCTCGACCGCCCGGTCCATCTCCTCCACCGAGGTCCGGCGCTCGCCGATCGGCGTCGGCCGCTGCATCGCCTTGAAGTCCTCGCCCATCATTGCGCTCAGGCGGTCACGCACCTCGTTCAGGTCGCGGATGAGGCCGTCAAGGACGTCGGTGTTGTCCTGGTCGTGGACTTGAGGATCGACCACCTGCGGTTCAGGCGGGAGGGCGGTAGTCGGCGTAACGGCGGAACCTCCGCCCCCGTAGTGGTGCGGCATGGCGGCGCCTCCTTCCTAATCCGATCATCTTAGTCCTCGACTACGGCGCCTGTCAAGTTGTACGATGGGGCCGACGATGGAGGCGTTACGGGAGTTTTGGGAGTTCATGGGCTACCTGGACACCGCCGCCGGTGTGATCGCCTTGGCCTGGGCAACCTGGCTGTGGAGGAGGGCACCGTGACGGAAGATCTCTACGGCACGCTCGAGGAGTTCCAGGCGCTCACGACCAAGCAGGAGCGGGACCGCTGGCGGCCGCTCTACCGGCTGCTGACACGCAAGGAGAAAGCACTCCGCACCGCCAAGGAAGAACTAGCAGACAAGAAAGCCCGCCTGGACGCACGGGCGCAGTACGCATTGGTAAAGGAGATGCTGGCGGCGGCTCCTATCCTAGCGCCCACCCCACTGCGGTTGCCAGCAAAACGAAAGCGGGGATCCTAGCGCCGGGTCTCCAGCTTGCGCCGAAATCTCTGCAATGCTCGCCGCTTCTCTTTGGTAGCCTTAGTAACGCGAGCGGGCGCCAAACCTGAAACTTTCTTCTGTTTCGCCGGCTCCTGCGCCGCAATAATCACATGCTCCTGCTTAAACGTGAGCCCTTTCGGGGCTAGTACCTGGTGGGTAATTTCGTGACGGGCTAGTTGTTCCCCCCGAGTCCCGATAAGCCGAGAATACCCACCCCGCCAATATGATCCAGCTACAAAACCCGTCCTTGCGTGCCTGTACCCCTCCCTAGCCCGAAACGCCGCGCCAGTCTGGGCTGGGAAGCCCGCAGCCCCAGGCGCCCCGGACACCGGACGAACAATCTGCAAACCAGCAGTAAAGCCCGCCTTCTTTAAGATCGCCCGTTCCGACGTTGGGAGGCTCGCAATATGCGCCTTCTGCTTAGCGGCAAACGCCCGACGACGCTGCTCAGGAGTCCCGATCAGTCGGATCTTCGCTTTTTTGGACAACTGGGGTTTTGCCATTAGCTCCCTCTTCGGATCCCCCGCTTGGCCTCTCGGAGCTGAGCCCGGCGGCGCTTCGTCTCCGACGTACCCCCGAAACGAATGGCGGCGCGGGTCGGCTCCAGAAGGCGGAAACTCACGCCTTCTTTCCGCGAAACTCGGGCTTTAGCGATGATGGGCTCGTGCTCTTTGGAGGGGACGCCCCGGATGTTCATCACCTGATGGGCCAGCTCGTGGCGCACGGTGGCCGGGACGTTCCTGGCTCTCAACGAGATCTTGGCCGCCCGCTCCGGCTTCGCCCCCAGCGCCCACAGGAGCAGGCGGGCCGGCTTCGGCAGATCCGGTTCTCTGAAGGTCGAAAGGCCTACCCGTGTCTCTGGTTTCCCCATCTTCCCTATCCCCGTCCCAAGTTGGGAGACCACCCGGACCTGGGGGAGTTTACCGGCGATCTTCTTCTGGCTGGGAGTAAGTTCACGGGGGACGATCTGCTGCTGGAGGGACGTCACCTCACGCTGGCGCTTTCTCAACGCCTCACGGATCCTCTTCGGCCGGAGCTGGCCTATTGGCATCGTAATCCTCTACACTATACACCGGCATGAGCAAAATGCACAACGAGCGACGGCGAGGAGGACGACGGCGGTCACAGGCTACTGCTTGAACATCCTTGGCAGCGGAAGCACGCGAAGACCCCACGTTCTCCCGACCAAGTACAGTCCGGGGTTTGAAAACCGTGCTGCCCCAGTTGGAGACGCCCACCATAGCGGCCCCCAAAGGTGTGTCATTGGTGTGCTTGCCATCTCTCCCTCCAGTTGCGTCAGACTTGTCTCCTGTTGTAGTATAACACAGCGGAGCGGTCAGAGTCGGTAACGGGGCCGACTGTGTTCCTTACACTGAGGCTATCCGCCAAAAGAGGGGGCTCTGCCCGCTCCGCACTCTGGAGTAACGCCGTTGAGCAAGACGCACAACTGCCAGATCCCCGGCTGCGAGACGGTCATCCGCGTCCGCTTCCTTTTCTGTCACGAGCATTGGGAGAAGCTCTCTCACTCCCTCAAGGACGCGGTGAACGACGAGTACCGCCTCTGGCAGGAGGTGGGCCAGGAGCAGCCGACGGTCCGTTACAAGGAAGTGGCGCAGGCGGCGATCAACCACGTCGACAAGAGGGAGGAGGCCGAGAAAGCATGAGACCGGGGACGAAGAGGCTCCCACCCACCGGCTCCTCCTCTCAATTCCGTCCCCGAAACGGCCTCCCGAGCCCGTCCCCCAGCTTGCGCTGCCAGATCCGCCGCATCTCACGCTGGACTTCCTTCCAGGAGAGCCCCGCCACCTCGGCAAGGCTCCGGTCGCTGATATAAGGACGGACACGAGGATCCAGGAGACGCCTCAGCAGTTTCTCATCCCTCAAGCCTGCTCGTCCTTGTCCAGCAGCGCCTTCGCCCGCTTCAACGCCCCATCCGCGATCTCCCGCGCCAGAGCCCCCGCCTCGTAGGCCGGGGTCGGCTGGTTCTCCACAGCCAGCTTGTTGATCTGCACCGCCATCGAGGCAATATGTATCAACTCCACCGCTTTCTCCGTATCCGTCGGTTCTCCGCTCATCGTCTCCTCCTCTCAATGCGTCAGACTTGTCTCCCAATCAGCTTACCACAACCCCCGCCAGCGTGCTATAATCCCCGCATCCCGCTGAGGCGTCACACGAAAGGAGGACAAAATGTCCGAAATCACCTACGACGCAGACCGAGACCTCGGAACCATCAAACTCCTGGATCCCATCCCGGGCACCACGGCCGTCCCCATTCTCCAGGAGATCCAGTTCCAGCACGGCCCTGTGGGGGAGAACGGCGTCAACGGGGTCCAGAACGAGGACGTCCTGAAGCTGCTCGCCATGAGGCTACGGGGCCTGAACTCGTCCTTCCCCTGCCGGGAGAACAGCATCGCCATCACGAAGATCGAGGAAGCCCTGCTCTGGCTCGAGCACAGGACAGCCATCCGGGTGGAGCAGGGCGTCGAAGGGAAGAACGAGGCCCACACCTCGTAGCACGCGAGCAGCCTCAGCGGGCACCTGCCGACGCTTCTCACGGGGCGTCGGCTCTCTTTTCGTGCTATAATCCCCCTCGGGCCTGGAGCCACCGAGCCCGGAGCCACGAAAGGAGCCAACATGGAACCAAAGCACTTCCTCCTCCGTGTCTGGTCGGTAAAGCAAGACCGCGCAGGGCCAGACGTACACGAACCAGTCCCTCCAACATGGGAAGTTCGAGCCGATACCGGTCCGGGATTGGAGCAGGCGTCCCTTTTCTACCATGAGAGCGACCCACGCAACCTTCCCAAGCCCGGCTACCTTATCCATATAACCGTCGATGAGTGTCTTGTTCGATCAGATGGTCGGCCGACCGTCGAAGATGCCCCTCTAACGGAACCCGAGTCGTAGGGCTTCGCCGGCTCCAGGCCCTACTTCTCCTCCCTACTTGACAATAAGAGACCTGCTTACATCTACGGTTTTAATGAACCCCGGGGATTTTGGCTCTTCCCGACCCGTTTTCTTTACATAACGATACCCTTTTTCCAATTTTTCCTCTTGCCACGAGAGGGTTCAAAGCAGGGATCCGTGGTGTGTCGTAGGGAACGTCGCCGTTGCGTAAGGATGGTAGCGGGGTAAGGTACGGGTAAGGTGGCGCTCCGCTTCGCTCCGCGCTGCATCGTTCCGCTCCGCTGCGCTCCGCTCTCGGTTGAAAGGATAGTAACGTATGTATGTGCCCGCGTGTGCGCGTACTGAGCGGGGGCAAAGAGATGACCCCTACGCAGTAGGGGCCTCTCGGGTTCGCGGCGGTTGTCGTCGATGTCAGCGGCGCTGAGGGACACCCACCTCATGCTGCGCCCTCAGCTCGGCGTCGTGTAGGTTGTCCACCGGGTCATGCGAGGGCCGGAACATCGGGCACTCGGGGTTGTGGGCGCCGCACCGGATGACGTACCGATCCTCTTCGGGCTGTAGCCGCACCCAACACCGACAACCGACGACCTCCATCCCACCATAACCCTTCATCGCCCCTCCTCCTCCAGCTGGGAGTGCTCCCGGCACCCACCGTCCCGGTAGCAGTCGATGCAGACCACCGGCGCCGGTTCACTGACCGCCGGCGCCGGTTCACTGACCGCCGGCGGTTGCAGCACCTCCAACAACAGCTTCTCGAGGCTCTCCGGGTCCAACGTTCCCCGTTCTAGGATCCTCATGTGCGTCCCTCCTCTCACTCTTAGTATCGGCCGGCCGGTCGAAAACTGAACCCCTCTAGACAGAAGAATCTCCCCTCCCCCCGTAGGGGGAGGGCTGCTCCACATCTACATCATAGCATCATCTGGCCCATATGTCAAGTCACAGTGACTTGACATTCAGCCCCAGTTGTGGTACGCTGGTATTGTCGGAAGGTATTCATCCGGCGATCTGAGGTAGGAATTGGGTAGGATTGCAGAACCCTCAGATTCAGGAGCCGGAGATCCAGATTCGGAGGAGCGAGACATGGTCAATCCAAACCTCTACATCACGGACGATGGCACAATGGATACCGTCGTCGCCTGCGCCGCGTGCGACTGGGAAGGGCGATACAACCCCGATCCTGGTTATCCCAATGACGAGCCGGACGAGGGGTGGCGTGTCCGTGCGGCACTAGAAATGGCAGAAGAGGATCACGATTGCGGCCCTAGCGATGGGCCGCTCAACTGATAGGAAGGCGGGAGCACATGGACTGCATGGCGTGTAGCGGGCCGCTGCTACTCCTAGGAGCGTTGGGCCGCATCGTCTGGTACCGCTGCCAGGACTGCGGGCTCGACCAGTGGAGGAAGGCTAGGTGAGCGTATGAGGCGAAGATACCGGCGCTCGCGCACTGACTACCCGGCGGGTGTGCTGGCCGTGTACGACAACGGGGGGCGGACGGCCGACCGCTACACCGTGGTCTACACGCCTGAGCGCACAGTTACCAGAGGCTACCCTACCCGCGACGTGTTCCCCTACGTACACATGAGCAGCGACCCCTTCTGGCCGCAAGGCGTCTGCCAGCACGGGGAGCTGGGGTTCCGGCCTACAGCAGAGTGGGGGCGGGAGAAGGTGATCGCGTTTGAGGAGTTGCCGCCCGACTGCCAGCGGGCAGTGCGACAGGACTTAGCGGAAGAGGAGGCGACCTATGACTAGGATCATAGTCGAGACGATTGACGACATGCCAGGCTCCCCCGGCAATAGGGGCGGCCTGCCATTGGGCTGCGTGCTGGAGACGGACGGGCCTACGGTGCTTGCCCACGGAGAGGGCGCCACGTTCAGCTCGGAGGGATTGGAGAGGATCGCCCAGGACATGCAGACCTTTACCGCCATCTGGCGGGACATTCCAGATAACGAAGGCCAGACCATAGAGGTGCGAGCCCTAGACCTCCAAGCTGCCTTGCAGTGGCTCGCCCGGCACTACCACGGGCCGTTCGAGTTGTGGGTTGACGCGGCGCCCGTCTACCTCGGCGAGTTTGAGTAGGGCGGTAGACCAGACGGCAATCAAGGCAGTGAGAAGGGCGCTAGCCTAGCGAGAGGAGACGACTGGAATGCTTCGACGCTGGATACTGAGATGGCTGGGGGCAGCACCCGCAGCGCATGACCACCACTACTGCAACCCGCGCTGCGATTGCCAATAGCCAGCACCACGAGAGGAGACAACCGAAGATGGCGACGGACACAGAACGGGAGACGCTACAGGGCCGCATTTACCTGGCCCTCGAAGAGCTGGACGACCATATCGAGAGGTTGGAAGGCGACGAGCTGGCCTCGTTCCTCGATAGTCCCGACTACAGCGGGACCCTGCATGAGATAGCCGACGGGTGCGTTCCGGTCTACAACGCGGACATTCTCGACGTGGCGGCGAGCGACCATAACGTCTCGCTACGAGAGCCTGAGTGCGGGCCGGCGTTCGACGGCACGCCTACGCCCGTGAACATCGCAGCGGCCAACATCTACGAGCTGATCAGCGAGGCGCTGTACGCCGACATTGAGAGACGTAAGGAAGAGTTGGAGGTCGATAGCGAAGAAGGGGCGGCCGAATGAAGCTCACGATCGCCTTTGACCTCCGGCAGAAGGAACGGCGGGCGATTACGGATTGGTATCGGCGACATGGGCACTGGGTCTATGTGCCGGAAGCGGGCGATAGCGATTGCATCAGCTTCATAGCGATGGCAGTCGGGGATGCAATCGCAGGCAAGACGGAGCGGAAGGGAAGGGAGACGACCGAATGAGCAGGCGCTACGGCGGCGACCTCTTCACCACGGACTGCGCGAACGGGCGGCACGCCTGGCGCCCAACCTTCGGGGCCAACGGCTGCCTCGGACCGCCCGTTACGTGCAAGTGGTGCGGGATCAACAGGAGGACCTGGCGCCGGCGGATAGCGAGAGAGGAGACGACCGAATGAGCTACAAGATCGTGAGGTTCCGGCGGAAGAGCGGCAGCCGGCCACGGGTCATCAGGCAGGGGCTCACGCTCGAAGAGGCGCGGACGCACTGCTCGAGGGGGGACACGCGCGGTCCCAGGGTAGAGTGTGGGGTGTGCGGTCTCCGCCAAAAGGCTGGCCCGTCCGAGCGGTGTTCGGCGTGCGGCGGATTCATGGTGAGCGACTGGTTCGACGGGTACGAGGAAGCGTAGAGAAAGGGGACGACCGAATGACACACCCAGAGAATATGACGATTGTTACCTGGTTTGGGACAGTGGCGGTGCTCGTCGCCCTCCCCATCGTTATCCTACTGGCGATTGGACAGGTCGAGGACAAGCTAGAGGTGGCGGAGATCGCCGGCACGAGGGTGCCGCCGGTGTCCTGCCAGGAGGACGAGGTGATCTGGTGGACGGGACCCGACACGCTGGGATGCGTCCACTTCGAGGAGGTGCGCTAGTGGCGAACGTCAACTGCCTGGAGGGGATGGCCTGTCCCAAGTGCGGGTCAGAGGAGCCGTTCTACATCTCAGCAACGGCCACGTTCCTTGTCTATGACGACGGCACGGTGAGCCACGCGGAAGTGGAGTGGGAGCAGGAGGCATCGATCAAGTGCGACTCCTGTGGACACCTCGGCGTCGTGGCCGACTTTCAGAAGGAGGTGCGGTAGATGTTCGCAGTGGTGAGAGTCGAGAGCGGTATCCTCGAAGGCGTGACGCTGTTCGAAGACCGAAAGAAGGCGTTGGAGTGTGGCCGGGATGAGTTCGAGAGAATGACGGGCGGCTTTATCTCGATGGCAATGGTGCAGGACTGTGGCGCTGGCGAGATGCTAGAGACCGAGCCAGACTACGACGAGGAGTGGGGCGGCGTCGCCCGTGGCCACGTCATGCACTGGTTGACGGACGACGTTGACGTGTGGGTGATGGAGCCGGGAGAGGAGGTGCGGTAAATGACAGCAAGCGAGCACTACATTCTGAAGGGTCACAAGGCCGTGCCCGCAGACCTGATGACGTGGGCACGATGGTTAGAGACCACCAGCCGACGGGTAGCCGAGACAAAAGTAGGGGCTGCGCGTGTCTCCACCGTCTTTCTCGGCCTGGATCACAGCTTCGGTGACGGGCCACCGTTGCTGTTCGAGACGATGGTGTTCGGTGGTCCGCTGGATGACGAGATGGAACGCTACACCACCTGGGATGAGGCCGAGCAGGGCCACGCCAGGATGGTTGAGCGCGTGAGAGAGGAGGACGAATGACAGCAGCCCAATTCAAGGAAGCCCGTAAGAAATTGGGGGTGTCTCAAGAGGCGCTCGCGCACATGCTGGGGATCTCGGTCCGGTCCGTGGCCCGGTACGAGAGGGGCAGCCACCCGGTTCCGAAGACCGTCGAGCTGGCGCTGCACTATCTGGTGGGCACAAGGAGGAAGCATCGTGGCTAAAAAGATGGGAGCCTACGGCGAGCCGTGGAGCGCAGAGGAAGGCGATGGCTATGTTCGCAGCCTCACAGCACCACCCTCCGGCTCGCGCATCTGTCAAGTCGTCCGCAATAGGGAAGCCTACGCCCGCCGGATCGTCGCCTGCGTGAACGCGGCGGCAGGGATACCAACGCCGATTCTGGAAGTGCTGACACCTGAAGGCTCATGGGCGGACCGCTTCACAAAGGCATGGATAGCAAAGTACGACACGCTGCTAGAGGCGCTGCCAGACATCGAGCTGCTGGCCCGCGTCGCTGAAGCCCTGGCCTATCGTGGGATAGAGCCAGCGTCCGACGTAGAGAAATTGCGCGTCGCAGCCGGGCGAATCCGTGCCACCATCGCAGAGGTGGAGCGCAGACAGACTTGACGCACACAGCCCGCCCCGCTATAATTTCGGTAGACACCCAGGGCACCCCGCCGCACCTAGCGAGAGACGTGAGCGTGTGCGTTCAGCCGCAACCGACAGAACCTAGACAACCTAAGACAGACCTGACGCACAGAGGAGGCGAGGACATGGCACTGGTTCTAACGCTAACCGGAGGGGCCGAGGATTACATCCTGATCAGCCACGGCGGCGAGTCGATCCGCATCCAGGTGCATAAGGCGGACAGGTCGAATCGCCCTGTCGTGGCCTTCCTCGCCGACGTTGCCAGCGGTGGCGCACCGCCGGCGAGTTGGCAGTTCGTACGCAAGGCGGTCAGAGAGCGAGAAGGTGGTTGAGTCTGAGCTAAAGCTCGATGCGTGCAGCGGGTGTGGGGCCTTCCGTGTCGTCTACCGCTACGGTGACAAGTGGTTGTGCAAGGGACCCAACCGCTGCTGGCAGCGCCGTAGAACCGGGCGTGTGAACAGGAGGAAGTGATGGAACCTAAGAGTGGCTATCAGAAGATGCTTCACCAGAACTACCACATCGCCCAGAAGTTGGGGCCTGCGCCGAAGTGTCCTTACTGTCCTCAGAAGAAGGTTCCCTGCGTTCGCCGCCTGCTTGGGGTGCTCCTTAGGAGGAAGCCACGCCAAAGCGCGTCTCAGTAGAGGCAAGCAGGTTGCTACGGTTCGTCAAGGAGAACGCCAACGGAGCGTGCGGCCTCGAGGAGCTGGCCGGCGACCTGCGGATGAGCCGGGCGGCGGTCGCCCGTGCCATCAAGGAGCTGGAGGCTGCGGGCATCATCAGCCTGCACGTAGAGGAGGATTGAGATGAAGAAGTGCGCTGATTGGTGCGGGGGCGGCTGTACTCAGGAACAGTATGCCCAAGCTGTCCAAGCTGCCGACAAACTGGTCCAGCAACTAGGTGAGGGGTGGAGGCCCGAAGTGTATGAGAACCTTGGCTGGCATTTCGGTGCCGCATCGCCCTGCGACAGAGTACGGGTGTCTGTCCGCAAAGGGGACAACTATCTAGCGTTGATTGGTGAGGCCGGCTCCCATGCGGGGCAGTGGGCAGGAGTCGGAGACACCGCGAAGGCAGCGGTGGGTGCCGTCCTGGCACGGACCAAGGCCGAGAGAGACAAGCTGACCGCGTGGCTAGAGGACTTTGATGCTCGTCGTCGATAATGTCTTCGCCCGGATCGAGTTGGGCCGTGAGCGCACCCTGATCGGCGGGATGCTCCGCTATAGGAGCAAGGGCTACCGCTTCACGGAGGCATACAAGCGGGGACGGTGGGATGGATGGAGGAGTATGCTCGACCGCTTCGGCCGCTTCCCTGCGGGGCTCGTGCCGTTCGTCACCCAGAGGCTCTCAGCCGCCGGTCACAGCATCGAGATCGAGGACACCCGTGTACGTCCCCCGCCGCACCCGGCCATCGCCCCAGCGTCGCTCTCAGCCACGCTGATGCCACATCAGGAGGCCGCCGTCACCGCCGGATATGAGGCCGGCCGGGGATTGATCCACCACCCCGTCGGCGCCGGGAAGACGCTGGTCCTGGTCGAGCTGGTACGACGGTGCGCCGTACCCGCCCTGGTTCTCACGCACCGGAAGGACCTGCTCTACCAACTTCACGGTGAGTTCACCAAGCACCTCAACATCCCCGGCCTGATCGGGGTGATGGGGGACGGGCGATGGCAGGACAACTTCATCGTCATCGGCACCTTCCAGACGATCAACGCCGCCCTCAAGAACTACCCCACCCAAGCGAAGGAGTTCCTAGAGAGCAGGCAGGCTGTACTGGTGGACGAGGTGCATCACCTACGAGCCCCCACCTATGAGGCGGTGATGAAGGCGGCGACCAACGCCTTCTATCGGTTCGGTTGCTCGGCCACACCCTTCCGTGAGGGCGACCCCGAGACGCGCTTCAAAGTGGAGGGTTGGACGGGGCCGGTTGTCTCGCACGAGGAGTTTGTTGCGGAGAGGCAGGTGCCAGCGGACGTCTTCGTCGTCCACTACGACGCGCCGAAGACGGACTTCCCCTGGCCCCAGGACTACGAGGTGGGTGTCTGTGGGAGCAACGAGCGCAACAAGCTCGTTGCCGAGTTGGTCTCGCTGGCGCCGAAGCCCGTGCTGGTGCTGATCGAGCGCATCGAGCACGGCCGGCAGCTCGCCCGGATGCTGGACAACTGGGGCCAAAAGGCGGTCTTCATCTACGGCGGAGACAAGACAGCGGCCAGGAAGCAGGCGCTCCAGGGTTTCAGAGATAACCTCTGCGACGTGCTGGTCTCGTCGGTAATACTCGATGAAGGTGTGGACCTGCCCAACATCCGCACCCTGGTTCTCGCTGGCGGGGGGAGGGCGCCACACCGCACCATCCAGCGGGTGGGCCGGGGGCAGCGGAGGACAGAACTGAAGCAGCGGCTTCTGGTTTTCGATTTTTGGGATCGAGGGAAGTACACCGGCCGCCACGCCAAGCAGCGGTTGAAGACGTACAAGGGGCAGGCGGCCTACGACACGTTCCAGATCGGGAGGGAAGACGTGCTCCACGCCCTGCGAGCGGGCTTGGTTCAGGAGGGGTTGATATGAGGTTTGAGAACAGGAAGAACACCGTTGCCAACGTCATAAGGGAGGTTCGAGATCACATCCAGCAGGGAGGGGAACCAAACCGGCCAAGGGGGACGATGGTCGACTACAATGACCTCGAATACTACTTCGACATCCTCGACGTGCAGCTTGCCCCCACTCTGAGGGACGGTAGGCCAGTCACAATCACCCCAGACAGCACGGTCGGGCGGAACATCGTCCACCTCACACGGAGCCAGGAGGAGGCGCGTTGACATGAAGTGCTACAAGGTCGTACGACAGCGAGGCGGCAGGCTGTACTCGGCAGTCATCGAGCGGAGCCTTTACGAGGTCGAGTACCTACCCGGCAAGTGGGTGAAGGGTCTCCACGGCACACCACTCCTCGTCTTCGAGACCAGGCCGGAGGCCCAGCACTTCCAACACGTACGTCACGCCTACGACCTGGAGGTTTGGGAGTGCGAGGCGACCAGAACCCGCCCAGTGAACTTGCTGCCCCCATACCGGGATACTCGGACCTTCTTCCGCTTCTGGGGAAGGTTCTCTTGGTTCCGGCTACCCAAGGCGGAGCGTCCAAAGACGGCTGTCCCGACGGGCGGCGCCCCAGATGGGACTCTGGCGGCGGCGCGTGTCAAGCTGACTAGGAGGATTGAGACATGATATTAGAAGCGCTCCGCTCAGCACACCAGCGCTACCCGAACTGTCGGATCGCCAACTGTGAATGCGACAGCAAGGGGGATGAGTGGGTTCGGGGGTGCGGCTGCCTCTGCCACCTGCTCCAGCTACAGGAGAGGACGGGTCTCGACATCAGCCTCGTCGACTTCGGTGAATATCGGGAACTGGACGAGGACGGCCGAGAGGGCTGGTTAGATGACAGGCGCCCCTGTGCGGCCTGTAGCGGCACCGACTTCGACGACGCCGGCTTCTGCAAGCGCTGCGGGCAAGAGCGATGAAGCCGACAGCTTGGGTTCATATCCAGTTCTACTCCGGCGCCAACGTCCGCTGCGAGCGTTGCGGCGAGTCTACGGAGGGTGTGGGCTACAGCGAGGGCCAGTCGTGGACGGAGAAGGGCGGGAAGAGCCCGAAGCAGAAGCTGTGCATCCCGTGCCTGTCCAGGCTCATCGCCCCGGTCATGATCATCCTGTCCCAACCACCACCATCCCCCGGCAGGATGCACCCGGAGAGGAACTAGCGAATGCCCAAAGGCTCCAGCTACATCCAGGCCGCCCAAAGCACAGACCAGCAGACTCCTAGAGACCTCTTCGACGCCTTGTGGGAGGCGTTCGGTGGCTTCGACCTCGACCCCTGCTGCACGCCAGATCAGTATACGGCCCGGAAGGTGCTCAAGAACGGTGGACACATCCACGTTCCGCCGGATTTTGGCAACGTCGCCGGATGTGAGCAGTCCCAGAAGGCAACGGGACGCATCCACCTCGACGGGCTCGACCAGCGGTGGTATGGAAAGGCTTTTATGAACTCACCTTATGGCCCCGCGCTTCGCAAGTGGGTGCCGAAGGCCGTGCATGAGGTAGAGTGTGACAACGCCGAGCTGGTGGTGGCGCTGGTCCCGGCCAAGACGGACACCCAATGGTGGCAGCGGTATGTGCTCGCGCAGGTCACTGAGGAGGGCTACGAGTGCGACAACTGCCTAACCAAACCAACGGAGATCCGCTTCATCCGGGGCCGACTGACGTTCGAGGGCTTCCCCGCTCCGGCGGGCCACGCCTCGGCGATCGTAGTTTGGAGGAGATGATGGATAAGGAGGAACAACATGGGACGTGAAGCGAGACGAGTGCGACTGGGGCTGGAGGAACCCCAAGACGAGACGTTCTGGGGCTATCTGCTGGACCCCATACCCTGCCGCTCATGTAACGAGACGGGTAAGAACGCGAACGGTGATTGGTGCTGCATCTGCGAAGGTGAGGGCAACGTCCACCCAAAGGTGAGCCTACCCGCGTATCCGGTGGACGCACTGCCGTCATGGTTTCGTGTCCCCGAACTGGTCAAGGACTTTGGTTGGCAGATGTGGGAGACGACCAGTGAGGGCTCGCCCATGTCACCTATCTTCAAGACACCAGAAGAGTTGGCCGCTTGGCTAGCGGAAACAGGTGCGTCGGCTTTTGCCAGGATGACGGCCACCCGTGAAGAGTGGCTTGGTATGATTCTCCATCACGGCAGCGCCTCGAGTGCTGTTCTCCATGTTGGCTCTGATGGACGAGGACAGATGGAATCCGGCGTAGCAGCCCTCAGCAAAGAGCCGACACGGGATACTGAGACCTAACCCAGGCTCTCGGACTGCTGGCGCAGCGCCTCGGCGAACAGGTCGGGGCGCTTCCCTATCCGCTCCAGCACGTCGGAGCCGGACAGCTCGGGCGGGTCCACCCCGTCATGGCCACAGAACTCGTAGAGGGCGAGCCGGAGGAACTTCGCTGGCAGGCTGTACCGCTGCACGGGCTCCAGGCAGGCCGCTAGGCCGGGCAGGGAGGCCGGCCCGGGGAAGGTGACGATCTTGTGGTCCGGGTAGCCGACGTTGACGGCGGCGTGGATCTCTTCGGCGAACTCCCAGCAGGCGTCCAGGTCTGAGACCGGCAGGCTACCGTTCTGACGCAGTGTTTGGAAGTAGGGGCCGGGTGCCCGCACTGACGAGACGAAGTGTGGGGAGGCCGGAAGGCGGGAGGAATAGAAGGATGCAACCCGATTCAGGAAATCCTCTTCCTCCTCAGCCGAGGAGGAGGATCCTTCTTCAGAAGGATCCTCCGAAGAGTCTGGTTCAGAGACCCTCTGGTTATCTAGGACACCCGTGTCCTTAGGGGTTAGGACACGGGTGTCACTAGGTAGGGACATACCAGGTATCTGACGGATGACAGTGTAGAGGTTTGTGTCCAGCTCCTTTGTAGCTTCCCCGGAGTCATCTTCCTTCCAACGGTGCTCCACCCACAGCGCGCCAACCTCTTTAAGTTCTATAAGGGCGCGGGCGATGTGCCGCACGGAACACTGGCAACGCTTCGCTAGGTAGGCCCGGCTAGAGAAAGAGGTGCGTGTCTTTCTGTCGGCCATCGTTGCCAGCACGCAGTAGAGGCGTATCGCTGTGGGGCTGATCTTCTGGTCCAGAACCCACTCTGGGAGTATGGCGAAGGGTCCGGTGTCGCTCTGTACGTCTATCTTCGGCATCGTTTTCTCCTCTTGACTTAGAGGCACCGCCCTGTTAGAGTGGGGGTACCGACGTATCAGGCCGCGATCATCATCGCACACCTCACCCCTGCCCGCAAGGCGGGGGCTCGGTGTTTCTTGGGGGCTTGACATTAGTGCGACAGACTTGTATGCTGAAGACGGACGGCCAGCTTCCTCCGCACGGAGGCGGCGCAGGGAGGCAGCAAGTTGATAAGGACATCTCGTAGGGAAAGGGAGTGGGAGCAGGGGGATCCCCCGCCACCGGACACCCCCCTGCTCCCAGGCCGCTCCTCTTGACACACAGGTCTGATTCCATGTAGATTGAGGGCGGAGGTGCCACCTCAGCCCTCCATAGGTCGTCGAGAGTTCCCCGCCGGGCAGTCCCACCCCGCCACCAGCAACCGGCGGGGGCTCTCTCCCACAGACAGACTTGACGCACACCCCCAAGCCCTGCTACGCTATTCATGGGGCACCGAGCCCCTCGCGGTAGCCGGTTGGTCCTTCCCCCTGGTATACTGTTCGGAGCCAAGCTCGGTGCCCCGCTTTCTTGGAAGGAGGAAAGCTGATAAAGATGCCTGAAGACTACCCGTTATGGTGCCTATCCTGCCGCCGGGAAGTCCCCGTGTGCCCTGCTGAGATGGGGCCGCCACCAATCGACATGTACTGCCCCGACTGCGGTCACCTACTATGTGAACTGCGGGAGGATCACGACCGAGCCGCTTTGGCGGGGGCGAGGAAAGTGAGGGAATAGATAGGTCGATGGGCAGGTGTCCTCTCCGCCCTGGCGGTGACTTGGGCGATGGGGACCGGCCTGCTGCTGGGTCATGCGTATGATTCCCCCGATCCCGACCGTCCTGAACCTAGTGTTGCTCGCGTTCGCGTTGCGTCTCCTGTGGAGCGCGGCTTCCAGGCGATGGCGTACGTGGAGGCGGCCGAGCAGGCTGCTCGCAACGCCTTGGTTCAACAGACGAGACCGGCACCCACCCCAACGCTGGGTGTTGGAGGGGCTGTCGAACTCCCCGTTTCCACAAAACTTCCCCCGCTCCGACCAGCCTTCGTCGAAGCCTTCGGAGACCGGTGGCAGTACGCCTTCGAGGTAGCTCGCTGTGAAACGGGAGGATTTCGCCCTGACGTTATCTACGGCCCAACGAGAGGGAGTGCGGGTGAGCGAGGCTTGTTTCAACTTTTGTCACCTAGCGGGGTTGGGGACGCTTTTCTAGCAGCGGGTTATGCGGACTTCTTCGACCCCTACCAGCAGATCGAGTTCGTCGCCGCCTACACGGCGGAGAACGGATGGTTAGCATGGCGCGGCTGCCTGCCGTAGACCTGGAGGCGGCGGCCTGCACCCTATCGCCGACGGGGGCGCACCATTGGGTGCTGCGCTACACAGCATCGCAGGGACATTGCCGTCACTGTGGGGAGGCCCGCAGGTTTCAGACGACCTACCAGCCGGGGCGGGGACGGGCTGGCCACATCGTCCGCTCTCGAGAGGGTAGCGATCCTGCTCCAGCACGGAAGATGCGCCAGGATCTAGAAAAGCAATCAGCGGAAGAGGGGTGAAACACCTTTGGCTGTAGACAAGGAGACGGCTACCCTGCTCCGGGATCTGTATGTCATCACCCACATGCAGGCCCAGCTCGATAAGGAAGGGCGTACGTTGGTCGTAAAGTGGGCTGCTCTACGCCTGCGGCTGGAGGATGCACTGATACGGAATGGTGTGGAGATTCCACACCGGCCGGAAATAGGATCCGTAGAGGAGGAGTTTGATGCCAAGACCTAGCTGGCCCAGTCGGATGCTGCTGCTCGCCGAACTGTGGTCCCAATTCTCTACCTGCGTCCGGCGGAAGGTGGGCGCCGTCGTCTACGACCCGAAGACGTACGCCATCCTGGGCGTGGGCTATAACGACACGCCCTTCGGTGAGACGGACTGTGGGGATGGTGGCTGCCCCGCTTGCGCCGAGGGCTCGGTGCGTGACCGAACGGACTGCCGTGACGTCCACGCCGAGATGAACGCCATCCTCCTCTCCAGGGCGGACGTGCGGGGCGCCCACCTCGCCATCTGGAGCGTCAAGGACGGGGAGGTCGTCGTCGATCCGCCCTGCGTGAGCTGCCACAAGAACCGCATCCAGGCGGGCATCGACATGGTGCTCATTGGGGACGGTGACCGCCTCGAGTACGTCGAGCCGTAGTGACAGATGGCCTGCTTAGATTGTCGGCATCAACACCTGTCCTATGGGCGTTGTCCTCTTTGTGGCTGCCGGGCACATCGTCTTTACCCGACGCTAGGAGAAATCCGCCACACCGAGAAGCTGGGCAAGGGGCGTCCATGAGAATCTACCTCGCCCCACGGTATTCCCGACGCGAGGAAATGGTGAGGTACAAGGCTGACCTGGAGGCGCTAGGCCACACGGTCTACGGCAACTGGATCGAGGATCCCTACCCAGCTAGTGAGGAATACATACTTGCCCACTCAGCTATCGCTGCCGACCTAGCACTAGACGATCTTCGTGAGATCGACAAGGTAGATACATTGATCGCCTTCACAGAGCTTCCGACTAGTCGTCCATATCGAGGTGGTCGTCACGTCGAAATGGGCTACGCCCTAGGGCGTGACAAGACCATCATCGTCGTGGGGCCGCGAGAAAACGTCTTTCACTGTCTTGGGATGTCCGTCTATCCGGACTGGCTGGCCGCTCTCAGGGCGATTGAGGCGCTGCGGTGACCGCTACGAGAACGCTGCGTCTATGATCATCCACGACAAGGGCACTACTATCGTCGTCACGGTCACCGACCACGGGCCGGTTGAGGTGGCGACGGACGAGAACCAGGGACAGGTGTTCCTCGACTGGTGGAAGGAGCGGGCGCGGGACTACCGAGCGCCCCGCTACCGGCCAACCGGCGCCGACCGCCGGATAGCCGCCCGGCTCGTCAGCAGGTACGGACTTGACAGACTAAAACGGGTTGGATTATCATTCTGGCGCCGGTACTCCGACCCGCTCATCTCGGGGGAGTACCGCCATCACATGATCCTGTTTCAGCGCCACTTCGCTGAGGCAGAACGAGACGACCAGGAAATCGAGACGACCGAGATTTCTGACTAGGGGTCCGTAGCCAGGGAGAACGTGCGGTGGAGAGCGCCTCCAGCGACATCATGTTCTTTGCGGTCAATTTGTTGTTGCACGATCTCAGATTCGTGCAGGCTCATGGCGGCCGCTTTCCCCGCACGCTCTTCCCTAAAGGCCCCCTCCAGGCTCTTGCCGCTCTCGCGCTCGAGCAGGCCCAGCGCTACCGCAGGACGGTGAGCCCGACCGTCCTCGCCGTCTGCCTCCAAGGTGGTTGGGGTCCCCCCGACTTCTACGGCACGACGGACGAGGAGATGCGGGCCATCTACCACGACCTCGACCAGTTCGCCGTCGATGACGACGCCCGCCCCCGTGTCGTCGAACTCGTCCTCGCTTGGTCCCGCCAGCGGCAGATGGGCATGGCCCTCGATGAGTCGGCCCAGGCCCTCGCCAAGGGTGATGAAGAGGCGGCGGCCGCTGCCCTCTCCTCAGCCAGAAGGCCATTTGCCAGCGAAGAGGAGCCACTACGACTCGACCGAGACTTTCGCCGTGCGTTGACCCCCCTGCCAGAGAACGCCATCCCCACTGGGTTCACCAAGGTCGACAGCGCCTGGGTCGGCGGCATCCGACCGAGGGAGTTGGGTGTCGTCCTGGCAGCGACGAATGTGGGAAAGACTTCTGCGCTGTGCTTCTTCGCTGCCACGGCCTACAAGAAGAACTACCGGGTTCTCTACTACACCTTCGAGTTAGCCCCCCGGCAGGTGCTCCGGCGGATCGTCTCCGCCGTGCTCCGCCGGCCAGCGGGCAACGTGCCAGTCGAGGAGGGGCCGGAGCTTCTAGAGCAGATCAGGCGCAACCGGCACCTAAACGGCGCCGACATCGAGATCAGGGGCGGGACGAAGAGCGTAGGTGACCTCATGCTCGACCTAGAGGAGCTAGACCAGGAGGGGCGGAAGCCACACATTATCCTGCTGGACTCCGGCGATGACTTGATCCCCCGCCTCACCTACCAGACCCTGTACATGACGCAGGGTGAGCTGTACGCCGACCTCCGCAAGCTGGCGATGGCGGTGGAGGTGGCCATCTGGTCGTCCACACAGGCCACAAGGGAGGCGATCGACAAGGCCCGTATCAGCCTCAAGCACATGGGAGACAGCTTCTGGAAAGCGCGGCGGGGGCACTATGTTCTGGGCTTCGCCCAAACAGAGCAGGAGCGCAACGAGCCGTTCGGTCCCTACATGTCGCTGCATATCATCAAAGACTCGGAGCACGGGTCGGCTGGCCGCAGCTTCCAGCTCCGGCCGCAGTTCGGCCGGGGTGGGGACGGTTGGCCGGGTTTTGAGGAGGTAGACCGACCTGATGATTGAGCCGACAGCGGTGACACCCAGCGTGACTGCGCAGATAACCGCCGCTGCTGTGACGTGGCTCTCCAAGCCGTTCTCCGTGATGGTGGTCACCGAGTTGACGGAGCGCAGCTACTGGAGCGACCGCCTAGATGTCGTGGCCGTGATGCCGAACACGAAGCATATCGTGGTCGTTGAAGTCAAGGCATCTCGCGCCGACTTCCTGCGTGGGCGCGACAAGGTCGAGAAGCGCGGCAAGACCCAGTTCGAGAAGTACCTGGCCTTCTGCAACCAGCTCTACATCGCTGCGCCCAAAGGCATGGTCGAGAAGTCGGAGGTGCCTGCGGGCATTGGCCTGATCAACGTCTATGAGTCGGGGAAAGCGCGGCTGTCAAAGCGGGCGGCAAGGCGTGATGTCGAGCCCACCACCTACCTGATGGTGCTGGAGCGCGTGATGCAGAAGCTCATTGTCGAGGGCCACCGTTGGAGCCAGGAGACCACATGGCGGAAGCAGCGAGAGGAGTGGGAGCCCCGCCGAGCCTTCCGTGACTGGCTACGTGCTCATGAGAATGGGGGCAGGTGGCCCCCACTGCCGCGATCAGTACGCCTCCCTGCCAGAAGGACTGGCCGCTGTGACTAAACGCTGGGCCGCTGAGCGTGAGATGCTACCCGACGTGCGGCCGTCGATCACCCACAAGTTCCAGATCCACTCGGGTCAGGGCAGCCACTCCTGCTACATGACGGTCGGCTTCTTCGACCAGGGGCGGAAACGGCCGGGCGAGGTCTTCATCCGCATGGGCAAGCAGGGCTCGACGCTCAACGGCCTGCTCGACACCGTGGGCATCCTCATCAGCTACGGGCTCCAGTACGGCGTGCCCCTGGCCGACCTCTGCGGGAAGCTCAAGGGGATAACCTTCGAGCCGGGGGGTGGGACGAGCAACCCCGACCTCCCGAAGTGCAGCTCGATCATCGACTACGTGTTCGCATGGTTGGAGCAGGAGTACGTTGATGCGCCTTCTTGATCTGTTCTGTGGTGCTGGCGGTGCGGCAAGGGGCTACCACGATGCGGGCTTCGAGGAGATCGTGGGTGTGGATACTAACCCGAAGATGCTGCGGTCATACCCATTTGAGTGTCACGAGGCGGACGCAATGACGTTCCCGCTGGATGGCTTCGACGTGATTCACGCCAGTCCGCCCTGCCAAGGCTACTCTGCGACTCGCCACTTTACTAGACGGCACTACCCAAAGCTCATTCCTGCTGTACGAGCGCGGCTGGAGCAGAATGGGGCATTATGGGTCATCGAAAATGTTGTTGGTGCGCCCCTGGTCGATCCAATCGTGCTCTGCGGATCGTCGTTCGGCCTTGGCCTGCCGGGGGAGGAATTGCGCCGTCATCGACTGTTTGAGTCCTCTGTGTCATTGGTTGCACCCCCATGTGGCCACCGTCTGCGCGTGGTTGGCGTTTATGGTCATGGACGCCAGGGTTGTCGGGATCGTGCGAATTGCGAAGATCATTGTAGAGGACATGGCTTGGGAGCAGACGAGGCCCGCCTTGCAATGGCTATCGACTGGATGAATCGGGATCAGCTTCGGGAGGCTATCCCACCAGCCTACACAGAATGGATCGGGAGACAACTAATCGCCTACTGGGAGGATCCATGACCTACCTCGACGTCCTCGCTGAGCACGGCCTTGATCCGCTCGAGACATCGGGCGGGCGGGAGCTGACCATCTGCTGCCCCCTCTGCCAGAGCAACAACAGGAAGCTCTACGTCAACGCCAAGACGGGCCAGTGGATCTGCTTCGTCTGTGAAGAGCGGGGCAATCCCTACCGCCTCCTCCGTGAGGTGCTGGAGATCGAGCACTTCCAGGCCATGCGCCTGCTCGACAAGATCCAGAAGCAGGAGAGTGGCCCACGCCCGCTGTACGTCCCAGACCGTAAGGTCGAGGATGTCCGGCAGGAAGTAGAGACGCCGAGAGAGATGCACCTCCTGACCGATCCCTCCCATCCCGGGCAGGGGGTGTTCTGGCGCTATCTGGCTCAGCGGGAGGTCTCCCCCGGTGACGTGCTCCGGCACCGGATGGGCTTCGCCCTGCATGGCCGCTATGCCTACCGGATCCTGATCCCGGTCTACAGCGAGGGGACGATGTGGACCTTCGCCGCCCGTACCATCCTCCCCGACGTCGAGCCGAGAGTCCTCTACGCGGAAGGTTCACATCCCAGCCGCGCGCTCTTCAACATCGACAACGTCACGACACCCGACGTCTTCCTGGTGGAGGGTGTCTTCGACGCACTCCGACTCCGCAGCAATGCCGTCGCCTCACTTGGCACCAACCTCTCGGCCCACCAACGAGACCTGCTCAGGCGGAAAGGCGTGAAGACTATCATCATTCTCTGGGACGGCGACCCGCCAGGCCGAGCGGGGGCTGCCCGTGTCGCCGAGCAACTCCACGCTGCCCGCTTTCACGTCCGCCTGGCCCTCCTCCCCAACGGTAAGGATCCGGCGTCGGCTACCTGGCAGGAACTCCACACCGCCATCTTCCAGGCGGACGATGTGTCCTATCCGTATCTATCGACCCGGCTCAGCGCAGACAGACTTGACGCACAGATTCCAAAGTAGTACCATCTGATCAGAAGGTAGAAAGGTCGAAAGGAGAAAGGAAGAATGGGCAGCAGCAACATCGGGCAGACAGACATGGCAAAGTCTCGCAAGATGCGGGAGCAGATGGAGGACACGTTCTGGTTCCGCGCGCCGAGCGGGCAGGGCAAAACATGGGGGAAAAGCTACGTTCGGATCCTACCAGCCCACACCAACATGGATGGTGTCTTCTACTGGGGCGTGCCGATCCATTTCCGCATAGGCCCCGGCCAGCAGATCCTTCCTTGTCCCCGCAAGGCGTTCAACCAGCCCTGCCCTATCTGTCAGGCGGGCTTCACTAAGAGGACAGAAGGTAAAGAGGAAGAGTTCCGAAGCCTAATGCCCTCCTGGCAGGCGTACATGAACGTCGTCGTCCTCAACGAGGACGGTACGCCCGCCGAGGATCCCCCGCGCGTGCGGGTGTGGACGTTGAGCAGGAAGTGGCTTGACCAGATCCTCGACGAGGCCGACGAGGTTGAAGGCTTTACCGACCTCGACACCGGCCGGGACGTGGCGATCCGACGACGTGGCGAGGAGTTTTCGACCGAGTATCGCATCAAGCTGGCCTCCGAGCCGAGCAAGTTCGACAACCCTGTAGCCGAAGAACTCCGGGATCTCCAGACCATCTCTCCCTACGTCGACCAGGCCACGCTCGCTCTAGCCCTAGAAGCGCCGGCGGGTGGCGGGGACCCGTGGGCTGGCGAGCAACTACCTGCGGGCGGTGCGCGTGAGCCGGATCAGATCACGCAGGGTTCCGGCAGCCGCTTCGGCCCCGACGAGCCGGAAGAGCCTACGGAGGAGCCCCAGGCTACGGGTGAAGCCCCCAGTGAGGACCAGCAAAGCGTGGCCCGTGAGCGCCTTCAGAGGGCGGCGGCTCAGAAGCCCGCCGACGACAAGTAGGTAGACCGTGGCGAAGAGCACAAGCCCCGTTGAGGGGAGGCTCCTCGCTGCTGTCCAGGCAAAGCAGGAGGGGAAGATACAGTCCCAGCTTGCTAACCGGCCGCTCGACTCCGACGTCGTCGACTGGGTGGACACGCAGGCGGCGAGCCTGAACTACGCGATCGGCAGGCCGGGCATCCCACAGGGGCGCCTGACCGTCCTCGTGGGCAAGGAGAAGGCGGGCAAGAGCACGGTGGCCTATCACCTTCTTCAGGAGACGCAGCGGAGAGGAGGCGTCGCCATCCTAGTCGACGCCGAACGCCGGTACAGCAGAGATCGCGCGGAGCGGATCGGCATCGATCACGACCGTCTGATCTACATGCCCGGTGAGACCGTCCAGTCGACCTTCCAGGAACTCTACACCTATGTCGAGGTCGTTCGAGACGAGCTACCCGACCAGCTCGTCACCATCGCCTGGGACAGCCTGGCCGGCACGCCCACGGAGGCAAACCTAAAGGGGGAGATCCGCCCGGCTGAGCACGCCAGGCTGGTCGGCCACTGGTTCCGCGTGCTACTCCCGCTCGTCGCCCGCAAGCGGATCACCTTCGTCATGGTCAACCAGCTCCGCACCAAGATGGACATGGGGGGCGGTACATACTTCAGTGGTGGGAGTTCGGACGCGATGATCGCCGAGCGGGCGCTGGACTACCACTGCTCACTCAAGGTCCACTTCACCCAGGTCGACAAACTAGGGGACAAGAAGAAGCCGACGGGAATCACGACGAGAGCGGACGTGAGATGGAACACCGTCGCCCCTCCCTTCCGCAAGGCGTTGGTGCACATCAACTTCCTCGACGGCATCGACCGTGATGCCTGCGCCTTCGAGGCGGCGAAGGATGCGGGGCTGGTAAAGCAAAGTACGAGCTGGTGGGAGTACCCCGGCTACCCGAAGTTTCAGGGTGGCCACACGAAGAAGTGGTCCGAGATCCTCGGCGGAGACGAGGAGTTGCGGCGTCTGATCGCCGCCGCTCCGTTGGACTGGCTACCATGAGAAAACACACCGTAGATATGAATGGCGTAGAGTTCGCAACGGCCGATCTGCTTGACATGGTCGTCACCTTCTTACGAACCAACATCGAGGTGATGCGCTTCGTAAACGTCGGCGGGCGTGGTTTCACCATCGAGATCGGGGCAGAGAATGCACTGCTTGCCCGTCCGGTACCGCCGGACAGCATCGTTCGCCAGGAGGATCAGTAGCCATGAGCGAAGAGAACGACGTCATCAAGGTATCGGTCAGCGTCAGCCAGAAGGTGAACCTCGGCAACTACGAAAGCGCCGACGTCTTCACTGCTCTCTCCAACATCCCTACGGGGGCGACGGAGGAACAGATCGAGGCGGCGCTGGAAACAGGGGAGCTGGTCTTCAACTATGTCAAGGCGGTCATCAGCAGCCGGGTCGAGGAAATCCGGCGGAACATCGGACGTTGATAGGAGGTTCATCGTGAAGCGTATACTAGCTGTCATAGTGGTACTTGGCGCGCTGTTAGGGCTGGCCCTGCTGGCCACGCCCGCACAAGCTACTGACCCAGACTACGAATGCGAAGTGGGCATTAACTACAAGACGGGCCAGCCCTGCGGTGGCTCGACCGTCCCCCCACCACCACCAGAGCCTTGCAACATAACACCTGACGGCTGCGTGGATGTAGCCCCCTTCGACCCGGTGACATGTGGAAGCTGCAATACGCCTGTGCTCTGTGCTACATCCGTATGGTGGGGCGGGGCGTTTGGCTCTTGGCTGTTGGTGGTGGGCGTCATGGGTGGGATAGGCTTGCCGCTCTGGCGCCACCGTAAGAAGGGCAGGCTGCCTGTAGACCTGCTGCGGCAACGGATGGAGATAGAAGCGAAGGAGCGAGCGCGGCGGTTCCGTGAGGCCGAGAAGCCCCAGCCATGACCGCCCGCGAAAAGCTACTGGAGAAGGCGCTGAAACACGTATGGCCCCGCTATCACGACGCCTTGCACTGGCGTCTACAGAGAGGGCGTTGCGAGGACGGCATGTGTCCGACGATTAAAAAGCTGGTAGGAAAGGCCCCCAGCCATGACCGCCCGCGATGACCAGGCCCTAGAGGCGCTGAGGGAGCTGGACGCGGCGGCGAGTCCGGGGCCGTGGCGTCCAATGCAGAACCTAGCTGCTGGCCAACACACGACCTTGGTGGTGGCGGCTGGTGGCCCAAGCATCGGGGAAATGGATACGCCACCTGATGCCCGCCTCGCCGCACTCTCCAAGGGCCACCTGCTGCGGGTGATGGAGGCGCTGGAGATGCAAGAGGAAGTGGACGCTCATTGGGGGCATTGCGACGGCAGCGGTAAGCAACCAAGCCATTCTGACCATTGGAGGGAGTGGACAGCTATGTTCCACAGGGCTGTTGAGCTTCGCAAAGAAGCCCTCGCCGCCCTAGCCGACGCCATCCTGGAACCGGAGGAGGAAGCCCATGCCTGAGCACAGCCCGCTGCCGATGCTCAAGTGTGCCCAAACAGAGTCTGGTGATTGGTGGCTATACGGCAAGGGTGAGGATGGCGTAACTCACGCCTTCGCCACTGCGCCAGATGAGGGAACGGCCAGGGCTCTCGTCTCCGCCGTGAACCAGGCCCCGCTGCTGGGGGAGCTGGAGGAGGCGCTGCGCTCCCTGAGCCCTGTATGGCATCGCGTGCGCCACAAGGGAGACTACGCCTCGTGTAATCTCCGTCTCTGCCGAGGTCGCCGCGACCTCCTCCTCCGCGTCCGCCAGGCCAGGGAAGGGGCACCGTGATGTTGACCTTCGACCCTGCTACCCACTCGTTCACGCTGGATGGTCTGTCTATCCCCAGCGTCACCCATGTCCTGGCTCCGCTCTCGGACAGCGATTTCACCTACCAGCAATACATGGAGGCGGCCCGGCGCCGTGGCGTAGCTGTCCATGAGGCGACAGAGCGATACGACCGGATGCGGGGGGCGAACAAGGTGTGGAATCCTAGCGACGACGAGGAGATCGTAGTGCCCTACCTTGCCGCCTGGCAGAAGTTCCTAGACGACACGGGCTTCGAGGTCCACACGATCGAGGAGATAGTGTCCTCGAAGCGCCATCGGTACGCGGGCATCCTAGACCGTCTTGGTGTGTTGAACGGCCGGCGGGCAGTCATCGACATCAAGACGACCGTGGCCATCAAACCCGTGATGGGGGTTCAGCTCGCCGCGTATCAAGCAGCCTACAACGAAGGCAGGCGGAAAGCCGAGCAGTACCCACAGCGGTTCGTCTGCCAGCTCCGTAAAGATGGGAACTACCGGCTGGAGGAGTTTCGTGACCGGGCCGATCTGACTGTGTTTCTGGCGTTGCTCACGATCTGGAATTGGAAGGAGTTGCATCATGGCAAAGAATGAGGAGGGGATGATGGAAGCTCCACTGAGTCATGGTGTCCTTAGAGAGCGCCGTTTCGTTGTTGTGCTCAGCGCAACAGGTGCAAACCTCAAAGTCCGCTATGTCGGAGATCTCTGGGAGAACGCCTTTCCACCTGGAATCGAGGGCAGCGACGAGGAGTTCATCGAGAAGCTCATCGCAGGTTTCAAGGCCGATGGTCTTCCAGAGAAAGGGCGGCTCCGGCTTTACCAAGCTGACTACACCAAAGTCTGGGACTCGGAGGAGGAAGAAGACAATGCCGAAGGACACTAAAGGGCCAACAATCCTCGTCGACGAAGCAGCGACGGAGGCTCAGGGGATGGAGGAGGTCACGGCGGCCGTCCTTGCCCAGGCCGAGCAGTTCGAGATCGTGACTCAGGAGCACTACGTCGGGAGCGCGGATCTCCTGAAGCAGATCAAGTCCAAGCAGAAGGAGTTGGACGACCTACGGCGTAGCATGACCCGGCCATTGGACGACGCCAAGTCTCGGATCATGAAGCTGTTCGGACCGGCAGCGGAGCGGTTGGATCAGGCCGAAATTGTGCTCAAGCACGCCATGATCGACTTCACGCGGGAGCAAGAGCATCTTCGCCAGGAGGCCGAACGGGTTGCGCGGGAGGCCGCCGAGAAGGAGGCCGAGAGGCTCCGCCAGCGGGCGGAGAGGGCGCGGGCTAAGGGTAAGGACGACAAGGCGGAGGACCTGGAGGAGCAGGCCGAGACCATACCGGTTCCCATCGTCCCGTCCTCGGTACCCACCACCTCCGGCGTAGCGTTTCGGACGACGTGGCGCGCAGAGGTCTACGACCCGAAGGCGCTAGTGATTGCCTGCGCCAAGGGCCAGGCCCCTCTCGCCCTCTTGCAGCCCAACATGACCGTCCTAAACCAGCAGGCCCGCTCCCTGAAGAAGGAACTCCAAATACCGGGAGTTCGGGCCGTTTCCGACGAGGGTGTAGCGGCGAGAGGAGCATGATAGCGGCTCCGCTCAGCCAGGGAGGTTGACATATGAAACCCCTAACGCCGCAGCAGTGCAAGGAGCAGGGAGGCCACTGTTGGCCCTTTGCGAACTTCACGACCTTCATCGCTAGCGATGAGGTGAGAGAGGAAAGGTGCAGGCACTGTGCTGCCCTCCGCCGATTCATTCCTAGCCGGGAGGAGTTGATCGAGGACGCGCCATGACCGCCCTGCCTCCAGGAGTTCGCCCAGTAAGGCTTAGGGCTGGGATCGTCGCCTACGTCCTGAGACCCGAGACAGCGATATGCCCGCAGTGGTGGGATGGCGACCGCTTGGTTGTTCGCCTGCTACATGGCTGGTGGTGCCGGCGCTGCAAACAGAACACCCGCGAACATCGCGCGCATGGTAAGTGGCTGAAAGAAGCCGCGATGGCGAGCCTTAGAGAAACAGAGGAAGAGAGAGCATGACCAATGCCGTCATCGCCGTTCCCGCCTGGCGCTCCATCGAAGTCCTCACCTGCCTGAGCCTGCTGGAGGCCAGCAGGCTCGGATATGGGATCATGCTCCAGTGGAACGACGCCCTTGTCCAGCGCTCCCGCGCGCGGCTCGTCACCCGCTTCCTCCGGGAGTACCCAGTGGCAGACACGATGGTCTTCCTCGACAGCGACATCGTCTTCGACATCCGCCACCTCATCGAGCTGATCCGGGAGAGCCTGCAACGGAAAACGGTTGTCGGCGCCCCCGTGGCGCTCAGGGTGCAGGGCCGGACGAACGTCACGGCGTTGCCCGGACATCCCGTCCGCTTTGGGCCGGAGGAGAAACCCGTCGAGGTCAAGGCGATCGGCACCGCCTTCATGGCCATCCCCCGTCATGTGCTGGAGGCCCTCGTGAAGCAGCATGGTCTCTGCAACGAGACGACGGATGACATCCCCTTCTCGCCGATCTTCGACCCGATACGTGAGGGCGGCACCTGGACCGCTGAGGACCACTCCTTCTGCAATCGGGTTCGGGAGGCGGGCTTCGAGATCTGGGCGCTGCCGGACATCCAGGTGGGGCACATCGGGACGCAGGAGTTCCGCATCAGCAAGGAGGACAAGGCTTAATGATGGATATAAACCGTCTCAACCGTCTCCTGGTGGCCATAGAGGCATGGTGGCGTAGGCTCCTCTCTTCAGCCCTCCAACAGGACGAAAAGGTGAGCGATCTCCACAGGCTTCCGCAGTGGCGCGGGTGGGCCGGCCCTATCATAACGCGAGGGGACAAGGTCGCCCAGCTCTTCACAGACAAGGAGGGGACGGTCTATGAGGTCGTTGAGCCGGGTGCGCGCGGCGACCCCTTCACAGTGCTCCTTCGCAGGGAGCATTCCTACGAGGCGATGTTCTACTACTTCAGCCAAGCCCTAGCGGCCCTAAAAGAGGGCGATTACGAACGGGTCGAGTCCGGCCTAATACAAGCTAGAGGGAAGGCCGTTGACGCGCATCACTTCCAGATAGAGGACAAGGCGCAATGAAGGTGTGGGGAGGCATCGATCCGGGGAATGCTGGCTGCCTCGCTCTCATCTTCGAGATCGGTCTCGAAATCGAGTTTCACGACGCCCCTACGGCCGTCGTCAAGTCCGGCAAGCGCAACCGCACCGTCCTCGTCCCACAGGAGATGGCACACAGGCTCCTCGATATTGATCTCAATGAGGACTACCCCGGCTTCCACGTCTACGTCGAACAGGTCTCGGCCATGCCCAAGCAAGGGGTCTCATCGTCGTTCAACTTCGGGATGGGCTACGGCATGTGGATAGGGATACTTGCCGCCCTCCGAATACCCTACACGCTCGTCACCCCGAACCGCTGGAAGAAGGAGATGATGGCGGGGATGGGCAAGGAGAAGGAGGCGTCCTGTGTCAGGGCGGCGCAGCTCTTCCCCGGTGCTAGCGAACGGCTCCAACGCCCAAAGCGTGGTGGAGGTGTCGTCTACTTAGACGGTAGGGGGGACGCCCTCCTCCTCGCTGCCCTTTGCAGGAAGGAACAGCCATGAAGTTTGAGCTAGGTACAGGCATCGAGTGCGACCTCGACATCCTCCTGCGATCGCGGCTGCTGATCCAGGCAATGTCCGGCGCGGGCAAGTCGTGGCTGATCCGACGCATCCTCGAGCAGACATTCCCCTCGGTTCAGCACCTCGTCTTTGACTCGGAGGGGGACTTCAAGACGCTACGCGAGGAGTTCCCCTACCTCCTGGTAGCCAACGATGGTGGCGACATCCCCGCATCCGCCGAGACAGCAGGGCTGCTGGCCGAGAAGCTGCTGGAGCTGAGTGTCCCTGCTATCCTCGACATCTCTGGGCTGCCGAGCGGGGACGATGGCGGTGAGCGGGCGCTCTTCGTCGCCAACTTCCTCCGTGGCCTGCTCGACGCACCGCAGCGGTTCTGGCACGACGCCCTCGTCGTCCTCGATGAGGCGCAGCTCTTCGCTCCACAGACGTACAACGTCGTTAGTCGCAAGACCGTCAACGACGCCGCCGGGCTGGTACGCAAGCGTGGTCTTGGCCTTGTGCTAGCAACGAACCGTCTGTCCGAGCTACACAAGACGGCAAGCGCCCACCTTGCCAACAAGCTGATCGGCTGCTCGATGGGGATCGATGCCGATAGCGCCGCTCGTCAGCTTGGGATGAGGCGGCAAGAGGCGACAGCTCTTCAGACGTTGGAGGAAGGAGACTTCTTCGCCTTCGGTCCCTCCATCAGCAAGCAGGTTGTCCGGCTACACGTCGGCCCCGTACGCACCACGCACCCATCGCCCGGCGGTAACCGCAGCGTACCGACCCCATCGACGCCGGAACAGATCAAGTCGATCGTTGCAGAACTAGCAGCTCTCCAGCCTCCCCCGGAGGACACACCTGATCCGGCGACTCCATCGAAGCAGATCCCTTGTGACCACCAGCAGGAGATCGACAAGCTCAAGGAGCAGGTTGGGCACAACCACGACCTCATGCGGCAGTCGAATGAGGTGGTAGCAGCGATGCGAGAGCGGGAAGAGGAGGTGAAACGCTTCCAAGAAGCCTTCCGCAAGTTCTTCAAGGACTTCGCCCCCATGTACCAGATGACACGAGACGATGACGGAAACGAGAACATCGAACAGATCGCCCCGGCGGTAGACGAGGAGGCCATCGTCCAGAAGATCCTCGCCCGCCTACCTGCCGACGGCCATACTCCAGTTCAGGTGACGCCGCCCGAAGCCCTCCGCAAGAAGTACCTCAACGAGGCCGTCGACCGCACCTACGAAAAGATTGCGGCTGTTGGTGACAAGCCACGCCGGGCGATGGAGGTGCTCCTCTCGAACCCTGTCTTCTGGTCCACGGGATCGATAACGAAGGCCGTAGGCGCGGGATCCGGGGGCACGCAGATGCAGAATTGGCGTGAGGCCCTCAAGGAACTCCTGGCCCTTGGCCTCGTCAAGAAGGGTGGGAACGGTGGGACCGAATACAAGGCGGACGTCGAGGGGTTCGTCCGTGCCGAACTCTCCGTTCACAGCGTCACCGACCAGGAGGTCGAGGATGTCGCTAACCACGTCCTGGCGAAGGTGGCCGCCGCATGACCGATCTTGAGCAGGCCGAGCGAGAGCTAAACGAGGCCGTCTACATCCTCGTAGCGATCGTTGCGAGAGAGGATTCGCTACGCCGGGGTGGTGCTCTTGAGTATTACGCGGAGAAGCGGCGGGCCTACGGCGCAGCCTGCCACACGATCAAGTGCGACCTCTGCCGTAGCGTCAGGCACGCGGACGAGTGCTGGGAGCGGAAGCTCATCCTGGGAGAGGTGTGATGGCTACTCAAGAGCCCTGCTTAGTCCACGGGCCACAGCCCATTCCTCCCCATCGAGCAGGGCGGTTCCTCAAGCTAATCTGTTGCGTCCACCTCGATCAGCAGTCGGTCGTCCTCTATCGACAGTTCCCTCCTTGGGGGGACACTATACACCGATACCCTTGGAGCTTGCGGTGGGAACTACCTTATCCTCCCCCAGACGAGGACAAGTTACGTGAGAGCTACCACATTGAGTTTGCTGACGAGCGAATAGCGCAGGCCATCTTCGAGCACTGTCGACGGGAGATGCTGAGCGACGCCACACCCAACTCCGCTAGGAACTGGACGGCGTTGCTAATATGACGGCACCAAAGGACTGCGATCGCTGTCCTGCCCTGGTCAAGTGCCGGAAGACGGTGGTAAATGGTTGGGGCAACCCGGATGCCCGCTTCGCGTTCGTAGGACAGAACCCCGGAGAATCTGAAGACGCTCAGGGCCGGCCCTTCATCGGACGGGCCGGCCGCGTCCTCGCCACCATGATCCGGTCGGCTGACATCAACGTCGACGACGTCTTCCTCACCAACGCCGTCCGCTGCCTCACCCCGGCGATTAGGAAGCCTCGCAAGGATGAGTGGTCCGCCTGCCGGGAGTTCTTGCTGGAGGAGCTAGGGCGGGTCAAGCCGGACGTCATCGTCGCTCTTGGCGAGGTGGCCGCCCACACCCTCTACGGCCGTACGTCGCTCGACTCTGTGCTCGGGCAGACCCTCGTGCAGGAGGAGCTGGGCATCCAACTCATCGTCACGTATCACCCGGCCTTCGTATTGCGTGGTCAGTGGAACGCCGTCCCGCTCATCCTCTCCCACTTCGAGAAGGCCAAGCGCATCGTCGCCGGGACACAGACGCTCGGGGAGCTGGGCGACTACGCACCGATCCTCACTATCGAGAACCTCAAGCTCCTACGGGACTACCTGCTGTCGGCTCCGCTTATCCACCTTGATTCCGAAACAACCGGCAAAGAGTGGAAGGACGATGAGCTGCTTTGCATCTCCTTTGCTACCGAGCCGGGTGAGGGCTACGTCGTCCCCATCCTCCAGCGGGGAGGGGGTCGCTTCTGGGCCGACACTGAGCAAGCGGAGGCGATGATGATCATAGGTGAGATCCTCGCTTCGCCAGTACCCAAGGCTCTCCAGGGTGGGGCCTTCGACATCAGGTTCTTCGAGCGGGAGCGTTCTTACCACATCACCGCACGGACGGCGTTCGGTTGGAGGTTGTTCAACCTCCAGCAGGACACCATGCTCATGCACCGGCTAACCCACGAGTACCTACCCAAGGAATCGACGCCGAACGAACTCCCCCACCTTCTCAGCTCCTATTCGGACATGCCTGTCTACGGGGACGAGGTGCGCAAGCAGTCGAAGAACAAGCTCCACATGGATGAGGTGGAGAACCGCTACCTCTGGGAATTGGCGGCCGCCGATGCGGACGCCGTCGCCCGCCTCGTCCCTATCCTGGGACAGCAGCTAGACGAGGACGGCGACAGCCGCTGGATCTACGAGAACGTCAGCATCCCGATGGTTCGCTGCTGCCAGGAGATGACCCGGCGGGGGATGCTCGTCGACCAGGACTACTTCACCAGCCTGTGCGAGCACTACGAGCAGAAGGCCAGAGAGCTAGAGAAGCAGGCGTTTGAGATCGCAGGGCGGGAGTTCAACCCGAACTCGACGAAGCAAGTCCAGGACGTGCTGTTCCGCGAGCTGGCCCTCCCCAAGTCCGGTCGCAAGACCGGGGCCGCTACCGAGTGTGACGCCTGCGAGAAGGGTGCCTGCGAAAAGCACGATCAGGTCTCGGAGGACGCGCTGCTCGACATCAAGGGGCAGGTTGACCACCCCATCCTCGATGTCCTAATGGAGATCCGCAGTGTCTCTAAGCTACGGGGCACCTATCTCGCGGGCACCGGCGGAGACAGCCAGGGCTTCCTGGGCCACATCCGGCGAGACGGCCGCATCCACCCGGAGTTCAAGGGCGGGTTTGCGGAAACTGGAAGAGCCGCATCCCAGAATCCGAACGCCCAAAACATCCCCAAAGGTGTCGAGATCGAGGAGCTAGGTACGAAGAACGCCTTCCGCCGTACCTTCATTGCTCCCCCCGGTCACGTCCTCATGGAAGCAGACTGGTCCCAGGCAGAGGTCTGGGTGACGGCCTACGGGCTGGCCGAGCAGTTCGGCGACCGGACCCTACTAGAGATCCTCGAGTCGGGGCGCGACGTCCACTGCGTCACACCGGAGACCCGGATTTTGACGGCGGATCTCCTTTGGAAGGAGGCCGGACAGATCGTAGTTGGGGAGAAAATCCTTGGCTTCGATGAGGATCGGGCCAAAGGCAAGACACGGCACTACCGGGCCGCAACTATCGTAGCCGCAAACAGGCAGAAGGCCCGTGTGTACGAACTACGCCTATCGGACGGGACGCGCCTACGCTCTACCGGAGACCATCGATGGCTGGTGAAGACGCGGGGTAAAGTAGACCGGGATACCAGAATGTACGCTTGGGTTCGCACCGATGAACTGGCCCAGCGTTGCAAGAGCCCTTGGAAGAAGCGCGGGCCTGTCCTGCCACGATACTTCCAACCGTGGGAGAGTGGGCAAGACTATGATAGTGGCTTCTTGGCGGGGGCATTTGATGGTGAGGGTTCCTTGTCAGGCTACGCGGGGCGTTACCGAGCACGGCTGGCATTCGTGCAGAACGACAACGCTCTCCTACGCGACGTCGAGATCGTCCTAAAGCAGAAGGGACACACCTACGGACGACATGAGCGGAGCACCTCAACATCGCCTCGGACAGGGCTACCTACAGGTAATACAGTCGTACAGCTCGAACTGAACAACGGATTTGCTGGAACGCTCCGCTTCCTGGGCGAGATGCGCCCACCACGCCTTCTCGAGAAATGGCAGGAGATGTTCGAGAAGGATGAGTTTCTGGAGATGCGTGCCATCGATCAGGTCGTCGTTGAGGAGGTCATCGACCTGGGGGAGCAAACCATCATGGCGCTCCAATCCAATTGCCAAACCTACTTCGCCGAAGGGTTTGGGGCACACAACACCGCTGTCGGCCGCGCCATCTGGCCCGTCGACCTAGAGCTGGATGAGTTCGAGTGGGCTAAGGAGCACGACGACCTCCGCACCGACGCCAAGGTCTTCACCTTCGGGATCACCTTCGGCCTCACCGTTGAGGGGATCATGGAGCGGCTACACTGCTCGAAAGAAGACGCTCAGCGCTACCTGGTGGCCTACCTGGAGATGGCACCGGGCCTGCGAGACTACAAGGACTACGTCCAGAACACCATACTGGCGGGAGAGCCTCTCACCAACAAGTTTGGGAGGCAGTGGCACTTCCCTCAAGTGGAAGTCATGAAGCTGTGCAACGCCAGGTTCGACCTCGAAGAACTGTTCCGTGAGGGAGTTAACCGGGGTATTCAAGGCGGGGCGTCCGACCTCCACTCACTAGCCCACGTCGACACGGAGTCCAACCCGAAGATGCGTGAGGTCTTCCGCATCATCGACGCCGTCCATGACTCCTGCCTCGCCGAGGTCCCGGCACCGGATCTCGCCACCGTGCTCGAGACGGCCTGGATGGTGAAGCACCTCTGGCAGGAGATCGCGCTCAACACCGTGCTGGCCGATGGCTCGAAGCTCGGCTGGCAGATCCCGGTAGAGGTGAGTTGGGGCCGGAACTGGGGGGATATGCCGTACGTCCTAACCGCCCGTGGTGGCCTCCTCTACAAAGGCCAGCCGGTGCAGACGGATATGACGGCAGCACTTCCCATAGCTTAGTCGCAGACAGACTTGACGCAGGCCCTTCCTGTCGCTTAGACTAAGGGGGAGATGGTCTACACACAGACCCCCTTCCCACCTGACTATCCCAGTATCGTCGTGCCCGCGCATCCGGGGAACGTCGACGAGCGACAGCCCAACGCCCCCAGAGCGCTCATGTTGCACACGCCGGAGGAACCCGTCGATGACTACGAGTCGACTCCCGTTTACTTCTCCAGCGATAGGGGAGCAGCTACCCACTATTACTCTGATTCCGATGGGGACTGGTACCAGATGGTTCCTGAAGCCGTCGGTGCGATCGCCAACGGGCGCCGCAACAAGCCCCGCCCGACCTGGGCTGTGCCTGGGATCTCTCTAAACCTGCAAACGATCAGTGTTGAGATTGAGGGGTATGCCGCCGCTATGCACCGGACGATGCCTCGTGGCGGACGACAGTGGAACGCCGTCGTCCGCTGGGTAGAGAACCGCAGCAGGCAGCACCTCATCCCCCTCGACCGCGCTCACATCATGGGCCACTACGAGGTGGCCGACAATCGCAGCGACCCAGGCACCTTGAACATCGACCTAATCGTTGAAGATGCGCGCAAACTCAGGGAGGCACACATGACCCCCAACAAGGTAGACGTCATCGAGGCCACCAACGATTTCGCCGGCACGTTCGCGGAGGCCCAGGGCTACATGCTCCGTCAGGAGAAGCTGCCACGCGGGCTGCGTGACCGGCTCCAGGCGATCCTCAACCTCGCCAACCGATGACCAAGAACGCTAGTCGGCAGCTCCAGGCTAGGGACGCGGACGGCCTCACGCTCATGCAGCGCCGCGCCCTCCAGGCGCTAGCCCTCACGGACGACTGGCGCGACGCCTGTACGGAAGCCCAGGTCTCACCCAATTCGGTCATGCACTGGCTCTCCAACAACGAAGCCTTCCGCGCCGCCTACAACGATATTCTCCGCCCGAACATCTCCATCATCCGCGACATGATGGAGACGACGGCTCTCAAGGCCACCGGAATGTACGATGAAGCAGTCACGGCCGTCAAGATGGTTGAGTTGGAGATCGTGTGCCCAAGCTGTGCGCACAAGTTCTCCCTCACCAATCCCCAGCCAGACTGGTCCACCCGCCTCCGGGCGGGAGACACAGCGATGCGGGTGGCCAAGGTCCTCAAGGACGTGAAGGAGATCGAGGGCACCATCACCCATCTCAACATGGAGGAGAGCTTGGCCCTTGCCAGCGCGCGATACGCCATTCGCCGTGGGCAGACCCCTACCATCCCGCCCCAGATGATGGCGAAGCTGCGATCCTACTTACCAGAGGAGGCACCGAATGAGGCTAGTTCCGGTCCAATCGTCGATGCTCGCGTCGATGGGATTCGACCCGTCGACGGAGACCTTGGTGATCCAGTTTCAGAACGGTAAGCTCTACCGCTACTCTGGCGTGCCCTCTGAGACCTTCGTCGCCCTCATTACGGCCAAAGAGAGCCACGGGAAGGCTTTCGCTGAACTGATCAAGAGTCGGGCTTTTCCCTACACAAAGGTCGAGCCCGACGAAGTTCTTGGGCTATAGATGACACGTGGCAGAAAACGTACCCGCCACAAGAACAAAGACCGCCGTACAGCGCCGCGCCGACCAGATGGGAGCGGCGCTACGGTACTTCCGAGGACCCCAGTGGACGGAGCACCCGGACCGGATCGTGATGAAGGCAGGGCGGATAGCCATCCGTCTCCTAGCGGTGAACCAGGTGCTCAAGGAGACCGAAGGGTCAGTCCTGCTCGCACCATCGACCGAGTCCGCCCTCGAGCAACTCATCCACTCGGACCAGCGCGTCCAATAGTCCGCCCATACCGCCTTCGCTCGGCCACCGACGCACCGTCGGCGATAGATTTCGCCCAGTGGTTCCAGCAGCAGCGCCAAGAGGCGCTCGGTGTCGCCCTACGCTATCAGATGGGCCTCGCCCGCGATCGGACGCTCGGCTTCGCCAATGCTGAGGAGGGCTGGCAGGTGGACATGGGGCGCAACGACATCGTGGATGACGCCGTCAACAACGCCCTCAAGAGTCTCACTGGCCCCGATGCCCCCTCTCTCATCTTCCAGGACGCTACACGAACCGTCCCCATTCTCGTCGAGCAACTCGGCGAAAAGGGTATAGGCATCGACCTGAAGGGGTTGCTCAAGCTCATGGTGGGGGATCTCCAGGTGCTCCAGGACTGTGTCGGGCGCCGGATAGAGCAAGGATCGTTTCAGAGCCCCGCAGATGAGGCTTACGCGGCCTTCACGGCAGAACAGCACTGGGGGGCGAGTGCTCCTGCTTTCTACCGCTCAGTGGGCCTCCCGTGGCTCTCACAGCGGATCTACGTGGCCTCCTCTCCCCCGGAAGGGGTGCCCTGGAGGATCTCCTACAGCGACCTCTTCCTCCGCGTCCTCGCCCACTTCACCCGGGAGCCTCTCCTGGTCGCCGCCTTTGTCGATGGACGTGATCCAGTCGCAGAGCTTGGCCCCCGTCTTGGCATGGATGACGAGAACCAGATCATCGCCGTCATGTTCTGGGCGGCGACCAGCTTCGACGCCGTCTATCTCTCTGAGCACCACCCCAAGGTCTATGAGTTGCTACCGGACGGGCTGGCCGATCTCCGCCAGGCCGTCGAGCGGCAGTTCTCCACGCTCTGCCTAGCCGTCATCCACCTACGGGAGGACTACACCCAGAACCGCCAGCTCCAGACACTCTACGGTCGCTGGCTCCTTTGGGGCCTGCCGCTGCCGGAGGCGTTGTCCCAGATGTGGCTAGGGAGTGTTCAGGACATCCTGGACGTGGTCTCGGTATCCATCGCCTCCTTCTGGGGGGAGGAGCCGCTGCCGGTCTGGCCGGTGGCCGAGGAACTGCTGGAGCGCGTCATCCGCGTCCGGGGCTGCGCCCCCAACGACCGGGGAGAGTGGCTCCCGATCCTGGAAGGGGTCCCGCAGGCGAGCTGGCCCCTGTCGGTGCCTGGGGCACCCGTGGTGATCTGGGGGGAGTAAAGCGAAGGAGGAGCGATGCGAGTAGTGATCAATCCAGGATCAGGCCCCATAGATGGCGGTACGGCAGAGTTGGCTGAGGAGAACATGCGGCACCTCATCGCCGATGTAGAGGCGGGAGAGGCTGAGGCCGCACTGCGGCACCTCGAAGAGGGAGGCTACCCCCTCGGCCAATGGAAGTTCGTGCCGGTAGAACCGGAGGACTACGGTGATGGGCGCTTCGCCTTCTTGATCTGGCGAGGGAACAAGTGCCACCTGATCCAGATGCCTGGTCTATCGCTGGAGAAGGTGCGGTATGTGGGCGAGCACCAAAACATCTGGGACTACCCACGCCTGTACGTAGACGACGGCAGTTGGGTGTGGCGCTTCGCAATCAACATCATCGTGAAGGGAACGGGTGAAGAAGAGGCTGAGCCCTCGACCGAGGCGCGTAGCTAGGGAAGGATTAGGCTCGTCCGCCGAGGTAGAGCATCCGAGCGCATCTGAACCACATGGCTAGGGAGCCCCGTAGGGCAGGCCAGGATGCAGATGCCGACGTCGCCCTTGACGACCACCCGCCTCTCCTCATTGCCCTCTAGGTAGTTCAAGATGTCGCCAGGCTGAAACTCCTGGATGATGCGGAGCCGGTGTGAGCAGCCCTCGACCAAGCAGTCCATCCCTGAGTCGGGACCGCCGGTGCCGGTGATGGCCGGACCGGCTGGTGGCGGGGCGACTACCTCGTAGCCCCTGTTGGCGTAGAGCCAGCCGGAGTCCGGGTGGGCATCGGGGTCGTCGGGACGCTCGTTCGGGGGGAACCTGTGGTGGCGGTCGATCTCGCGCGGGAGCCTGCCCTGCCGCTCCTTCTCCGCCCGCTCCTCACGGAGTTCCCGGAGCTGCTCCTCTAGGGGCTTCTGTGGAGTCATCCCAAGACCAGATCCCAGAAGTTGAAGCAAAGCCAGACGAGAGTGAAGAGGAGGATCACCGTCTCGCCGCCAGGACCGCACCGGCGAAGGCTCGGAGGGCGCCTGCCAGGGCCGCTACGAAGTAGGTGCGCCAGTCTTGGATAACGGCCTCTGGATCCAGCTCGGCTAGTAGCTGCAAGACAAAGACGCCGGCGGCCACCCCACCAACCCAGATCAGCTCCTGTACGTGTTTGAAATCGTACATCTCAACCTCCTCTGACCAAGTAGCCCAGAACAATCCCGGTGATGATGACACCGATTCCGGCCAGCGGGACGAGGACGTAGCCGATCATCCACTTCAGCATCCCGAACGCCCCCTCCTGACGGAGCTGGTCCTCCTTGATGTCGGCAACCTGGCCGTTCTGAGTCTTGATGTGCTCCTCGATCCGTCCCACGATCTCGGCGGTGACGGCGATCTTCGAGTGCATCTCGACATCCCGCTGGAGATGCTTCTGGAAGTCCTGCCGTAGGGCACTGATGTCGGCCTCTACACTCAAACCACCATCCTCCAATCCGGCTAGTCTAGCACAAAGGGATCTTGTTGCCTACTTCTGGTCCTTCCTGCGTCGGTCAGCACGGTTGCCCTCCTGGGGCTTGACGATCTCTTGAAGCCTCTCGGCATTCAGGCCGAAGACCTTGGGGGCGTGGGCCTCTACCATCCGCACGAGCCAGGAATGATCCGCATCCTCCAGTTTGATCTCGGGCTCGTTGCGCTGCTCCTTGACCTTTTCCAGGATGCGGACCCCGTGGTGGACATCCTGCATATTCCCAACGGGCATCTGAACCATGAGCAGATAGATCATGTCTGCCGGGTATCCCGGGCGGGGTTCGGCTCCGTCGATAGCGACCGTGAAGTCTCTGTCGGTGCCAACTGCTTTGACGATGTCGGTATTGGCGATTGTCTTCATACTCACCTCCTTAGATTGTCTGCGCTCCGACCCGCCGCCGGTGGGCGGCCGACGGTGGCGGTGCTGTACTAATGTGTGGAGCGGCAGGTAGAAATATCTTTGGCGGGTGCTCGGCAACCACCGTCCCAGTAGCGGTGAAGCCAAGGCCCCCGACCACGTCCTGAATGGTTCGCACCAACGGAACATAGACAACAAGATTCTCCGGCTTCACCAGTAGTGGCGAGAAGCCTGCTGCCAAGGAAGCCACTTCCTCATCAGACAGTGCCGCGTTCCAGATTGCTACCTCCGCCAGCAGCCCGTCCATGTAGGCAGCAGGATTCAGCCGTCCAAGCCGTCCTATGGATATGCGGTCGATTCCTACCGTTGTGTTCACAGTGCCGTTTGTGCCCTTGCTACCTCCATCAATATAGGCAGCCCGTGAACTGGCGGATACCCACACACCCGCTGCGTGGTGCCATACGCCTGTCGAATACGTCGTTGTTGTCCGTGCGATCCCTTCGGCGCCATTACGCGACGTGGCTTCGACCTTGTCCCCGCCACCGTTGCAGCGCAGGTCATGGTAGTTGGTATTGCTCCCACTATTGACGAGCGCAATCATAAACTGGTTAGCCGCCGCGTTCTCACTCTTGAACCAACAGGCCATCGAGAGAGGGGGAGCTGTCAGGACGGCACTGTCAACCTCGATATATTCGGAGGATGATAGCTCGAAATCGCGGGCCATCTATGTCTCCCTAATCTCTACCTTGAGCAATTCGGCGTCCCCAGCAGCGGTATCGCTAGCGGCATCCCGTGTCACCTTCAGCCGGAAGGACTCGCCCACAGCGATGCTATCCATATCCGCCCCATCGGCGAAGGCCACGCTTACGATATCTACGAGTCCTGATGTTGCAGGAACCGTAATATTGTCCACGCTGTTGCGCGCTGCGAAGCCGTCGCTGTCGATGTCCTGTTGCTGGTCGCCGATGCGCTCGAATGCAACATCCCAGTCGATGTCACCACTGGTAGCTGAGGACATCGCATAGTGAAGGTAGACGGTCACACCCCCGCCGGCGTAGTGCTGCGGCATGACGCCAGAGAATACAGCACTTTCGTCGGTCGTGGCGTCGAAGTCCAGGCATGGGTGTTGGTTCCTCGTATCTAGTGTGGCCGCAGCGCTGCTCGGCGGTTCGTTATGCAGCGGCGTGAAAACTACGAGGGTGTCTCCAGATGCCATCTAGTACCATCCTCTCCAGTAGTCTAGCTCCGAGAGGCGCTTTCGGATAAGCACCACATCGGGGCCACCATCCCTAGCGTCGGGGTCGTAGGCTGCGCGGCGGATGGTCATTAGAATGCCTCCGCCCTTTCCTTGAAGTAGAAGAACACGTTGACATCCTTGGGTGCTGTCCCCCCGACCGCCGAACAGCGGGCGCGAATGAAGATGTTGTCGCCCACCCAGGAGTTGTCCAGCACCGTGTCGTCTACCTCGGTACTCGTGTCCAGGGCCAGGGTGTAGAGCACCGACGGGCTGGAGAAGGCGGGGTTGTCGTCGGCCTCGATTAGGATCGTCGTCGTACCAGTACCCGCCGTTCCTGCGATGGCCTTTGCCCGAATAGCGGTGAAGGCACCGTGCTCACCCGACTCGCCGACGCACTTACCAGGGCGGCCACCCATGACTCCTATTACCAGGTTTTCGGCCAGGGCTGGGAACTCAGCGATGTGGATGGTGAAGATCTCCTCGAAGACCGGGGCCGCGCTTACTCCGGCTGCCACGAGTACCGTGGCGTCCGCTCCCAGCGCCAGCTCCTGCTCGTCGCCGGAGCCGTCCGTGTAGAGCACCTTCCAGTTGGCGTGCTCGGTGTGAGCAGCGATGCCGTGGACCGCGTTGTGGGTGACGCCGTGATTGGTGTGGGCATGGAGGGCATCGGCGTCGGATGTGTCAGTCAGCGTCTCTAATTCAGCGGCGGTCGCGCCCTGGCCAGTGTGGCTCTCAGGAGCGTGGGCCTCGGCGTGGTCACGGGCCGCAATGTCCACGCCGTCCACGGTACCCGACACGAGGATGTTGCCTGCCACATCCAGCGGCGCGGCAGGCGAGGAGTCCGCCCCAAGCTTCACGTTCCCCACGAAGCGGGACTCCGACAGGTTGCGGATGCCGATGTTGGTGGCCGCTGCGGTCAGGGCCCCGATGTCTATGCCATACTGGGTGGTGATAGCCCCCAACGATCCCGTCGGGTCGAAGATGCGGATGTCCGTTAGGGTTGTAATGATAGGGGCAGAAATCCCAACGAAGTATGGCGACCAGGCCACGACATCTACAAATGTCCCCGTACCCCCACCAGGAGCGGATAGCCCGAACCCAGACTGAAGACCGGTTTGAGTCCCAGAGAGGGTCTCACCCGAAACAACCTGGATAATAGAACCGAGGAGTGTCCCAACGTGGCTCCTCGTCACCGAGCTAGTGTGAGTGATGACACTCGCCGTTCTTAGGTCGAATCCCAGAAGGCTACCCGCCGGGTCAGTCCTGTCCTCCCGTAGGCGCAGCACCTCGTCGGCCTGAAGCGCCGCATCGGCACCAATCGCCATGTGGCCCTCGACGAATAGGCTGTCAGGTGTCCGCCACTCACCGGAACCATCTTGGTAGAGCTGTACGTCCCCGACAAGAATCCCGCCGCCAGAACCTGCTGTCGGTAGCTTGAGTTGTCCCGTTGTCTCATCCAGCTCGAACTTAGAGGATGACCCCAGGAAGACGGAGCCTTTAGTGGCGTGGGCCGTAGAGACGAGAGTGAGATCCTCGCCAGAGGCGATCCCGCCCTGGAGCGTCTGCCCGCCAGATCGCCCGGCGAGCAGCGCGTACTGTGCATGATCGTCACCCCCAAGCCCAGCTAGGTCTGCTCCATGATCTATCGTTCCATCCGGCTGCGACGTCAGCGCGATGATCCCGCTTGCATCCGGTGCCGTCAGCGTCCGTGTATTGCCCGACGCGATTCCGGAGAGCTGGAACTCTAGGAGCTTAGTGACGTCGCTCTCGTCGAACAGCTTGAAGGCATTGTCCGCGAACTCCGTCGTGATGGCTGACGTGCCCCCACCCGCAACAAGGTTCGGGATCAGCCCCCGGAGGTCTGTCTCTTGCTCGGAAGTCCAAGTGCCTCCCGAAGCCGCCTGATGACGCAGGGTGAGCCGTGAGATCAGGAAGGCCGTGCCCTTGAAGTCGTCCGGGATGGTGAAGTCGGTGAAGCCGGAGACGTCGTCTATCGCATCGCCCAATTTGTTGTAGGAGCCGGACGGAAGGTTGATGAAGAGATGCGTCTCGTCTGTCTCCTCGCTCACGCTGGCCCAGATGACGAGGTTGAAATACTTCCCCGACATGGAGCCGCCCGCCGAGTCGGTGAGGAGATCGGCGAGGTCCGTGACCGGCGTGTAGGGGGACACGCTGTCGTTGACGACATGGACGTTCGTCCCCGTCGCTGTGTCGAATGCGGGCACCGTATGGAGGTGCATCTGGTAGACCTCACCCGCCGTCGTGGCGAAGTCCACATTATCCGGGGCACCGGCATTCGTCGTGATCGTGAGGGTCTGCGCGACGCCGCTCTCGTAGGTGGCGGAATGCTGCCGGATCCACCGACCGAGATGCGAGTAGTGCCCCTGCTCATCGCTTCCCTGAACATGGTCATGCCACACATGGACGACAAGCGCGTTCTCGGTCTGTGTGGTCGCGGCCGATTGCAGGATCACGATGGCAATCGGAGCGTGTTCTTCGCTGGGCCAGCCCGACGTGCTGACGGTTAGGGTCTTGTTCGACTGGAGGATATAGACGTAGTTGGTCTGCGGAGACGTATCGCTGCCGGCGGTCAGAGAAACGGTGACCGCAGGCGTCGTGTCGAACGTAGAGAACCCATCGGAGAAGACGAGGGTGAGGTCCCCACCTCCCGCCTGATCCAGGGCCAGCGTGACTGTTGTCCCGTTGGATGAGACGACCATTCGTGTCGTCTCCAAGATGGAGCCGTTGAAGAAGTCGAGCTGGGAAGTCCCACCTACACGGAAGTGTTCTGTGCTAGAGATCGTTGCGCGTAGAATGTTGTCACTGCCTACGCGCCAGTGGGTGTCCCGGTCGGTGTCGATGATCTCGGTAGAGCTGTGGGCACCACCAACGTAGACGTTGGATCCGTCGGGTGAGAAGGCCCACACGAAATCGTGAGCGTCGTCCAGGGCGATATCGTCGTTTCCGATGCACTCGATGTTGCCCGTGCCGTGCTTGAAGACCACCGTGCGCGCGTCGTGCGCCGGGTAGAAGAAGTAGAGCTGATTCGCAACGAGGCCGTTGATAGTGTCGAGGTCGTCCGTCGCCGCATCGCCCTCGGTGTCGATAGTGTGGTGACTCTGGGTGACGGTGATGGCGCCGGAGGAGATGGTCAGTTCGGTGTCGGCCCCCCAGCGGAAATCACCAACGGGGGGGCCAGAGGTGGCGTAGCCCGTTGTACAGTTGTCCCAGTCACGGCAGGCGTTGAGAACCACACAGTCCTCATTCGCAATGTCGAAGTCGACAGCTATGTGAGCTTCCGCGCCACCCGGCCCCTGGAGGGAGTTGCCTACAATGGAGATATTCTTAGCGGTGCCCGCACCCCCAGTCACCTTGACTGCGCGGGTGTCGGCGTGGTCGTTGCTGCACCGGATGAAGTTGCCGTCGATGGTCGCATTCGTAGGGCTGGTAGTACCGGGCGTCCCTATCTGAAGACATGGAGCAGCCGCTTGGAAGTCCAGAATGATGTTGCCCGTGAAGACGAAGGGCCAGTTGTCAAGGGTATAGGTGCGTGACCAAGCGTAGGTTGTAATGATGCGGAAGAGGTTGTTCGTGATGAGGATACCATCTACCCCCACGTCGACATCGGTGCTGTCCACACGCCGCTGTAGGTAGTCCAGAGAGGCGAAGTCGCAGTTGCTGACGACAAACTTCCCTATAGAGCCAAGTGCGGTACTGATAGTGACGAGGGCGCCGATGTTCACATCGCTCATCACCCGCTCAAGGAGAATGTCCTCTACGTTAGCACTGCCCGTTCCCCTGAAGTTGAAGATGGCCGTCCACTTCCCTGACGAACCTGAGAAGGTTACGTCGATAAGTTCGATGTCGGGTAAGATGAATCCACCCGTACCTGTGAACCAAGGGCCACCCGTGGCGGCGCTGGGGCGGGTGAAAGACACGCCTTGGAAGCGCAGTTTCGAGCCATCGGAGCCTCCCGAGCTTGCCGTCCCGTGGTTGATGAGAGCGTCCGCACCAAGACCAGCCGCCACGGTGAAGGTCGGCCGGTTGATGCCTGCCGACATCACCGTGATCTCCTGTCCGTCGGCTAGGTTCGTCAGAGCGTGCGTAGTGGCAATCGACTCTGAGTGACCGGAGCAAATCCAGATCACTCGGTCTCCACCCGTGGCGATTGCTGCCTCCAATGCTCCACTGGCGCCAAAGAGAAGAAGATGGGTGCCCCGCCCATTGGAGTCGACCACGTAGTCGACGTTCACCAGCCCCTCTCGGCCCCCCTGGGTCACCTGATAGAGCGGCGGCACGTTCGATGTACGGGCGTGGAACGTCGCGTCATCCGAAAGGGCGGTGAAGGTCGCTACGCCGTGGATGTTGGTGGTCTCGAGAGCGATGATGGTGCCGTCGGACTGCTTGCGGGCCTCGACGGCGACGTTCGACTGGGGCTCCGACGTGTAGGGGTCGAGAATGACAACGAATACTTCGAGCATCTCTTACCCCGGCCTGCGCTCTACCACTTCCTGACCCCGCCAGGCAAGTTCGAGGACGTATTCGGCTCGGACAAGGAGGTCGGTCTCCCAAAGATCGATGACCCGGATACCCCGGCTCTCCAGGTTGGCGCGGGCGATCAGATCGCGGGCACGGTCCTCGGCCTGGAGGAGGTGGTAGCGTTCCCCCATCACCCGCCAGCCTTCGCTACGGAGCGGGAAGAAGAAGTCCAGGACGAAGCCTCCGAACTCTGTACGCCCCCCAAGCAAAGGGTGCTGGAAGACAAAATCGACCCCTTCGAGTTGCTTCTTCTTGAAGACGAGGAACTCGTAGACAATGAACTCGGGCAGGCTGCCGTTCGTCCGCGCGTGCCACGCCTCGTAGCGCCGGAGGAGATCCTCATCCTCGTTGGCTGGGATCGGGATGTCGGGGCCGGCGAGCGGCCGGATCTCCAGCTCGCCAGCGCGGAACCGGCGCTCGGGGAAAGGGGTGCTTGGCACCTCCGGCGCGGAGGGAAACTGCGGCAGCGTCCTGCGGACAACGCGACTCGGCTCTTCCTGCTGTTCGTTTACCATCACGCGCGAACCGGTTGGATAAGCGTCAAGTTGATCCGTCCCGTGACGGTCGTCGTCGCTCTGTTATCGTCTTGGGCGTAGACCATGTCGGCGATCTGCACCCGTACGTTGTCGCCCGTCGGTTCCATCTCCGGCAGGACGAGCTTGACGAGGGTCTGCTTGTCCCAAATGGTTTCTAGGAGATCCCAGACGTTCTGGTGGCTGGCATTCGCATCAGGGGTCCCATCGTCGTCAGTGTCAACCTGGGTCTTCTGCTCGATCATCTTATCGACGTCGACCATCACCACCCAGGTCTTCCGCAGCTTGGACTTCTTGCTGTAGACGAGGGTGATGGCGCGCAACTCCGGCGTCCGGTTGAGGACGTTGACCTTGGTACCGTCGGTGTGGGTGGCGGCGTCCGTGCCACGAATGCCCCGGTCGGCGTTGGCGGCCACGGTGAAGCTCGTCGAGGTGATGCTGCTGTACTCCATCGCCTCATTGTCGATCTCAACGAGGCCCGTGTCGGGCCAGCCGGTCGTGTCGTCGACGTCGAACGTCCCAGCGGTCGTGACTGAAATGGCCCCATCGAGCTGTGTCGCCCCGTCCCGCCAGACGCGGATCTTGAACTGCACTGTGCGGAACTCGACACCGGCCTCGTCCGCCGCATCGAACTGGAAGATGTTCGCGTCGGGGGTTCCCCGCACCGATGCCGTCCCTAGTATCGTGAAGGCACCACTCTCGTCATCATCGAGGCGGTAGGAGACCTCGACCTTGGACCCTGCGAGACACTCCTGAAGATCGACCTTGACGTAGTAGAGCGACCCCTGGATGTCACGAAAGCCGCCATCGATCCATCCTACTCGGAATCCCCCCGAGCCCGGATCGTCGAACTCGTCTACGCCATCGATCGGGATCGTACCGATCTGGGGCAGGCGGAAGGAGTGGAGCCGGACCTTCTTGGCCGCGCCCGGGTGCATCTGGCAGAGGACGTTGAGCGCCCGGCTCGTCGACTGCTGCATCTCGGCCGCCGCGATGACACCGATCGGATAACGGTCGATGATAGCGGCGATCGGGTTGACCGCTACGGTGGTCGACGACGCTATCGCCTCCTGCTTCTCCATGAACTGGGACCAGCCGGCGCCGTTGTAGGCGAAGATGACGAAGCCGAGCGTGGCTCCCGCCGCGATGATCTTGCCCAACGCCGTGCGCTCGGCGACAGCGAAGAGCTGGTCGCCGCCATCGACGAAGCCGGTGATGCGGTAGCGCCCGTCCCGCAGGCTGTCGGGGACACCGTCCCTTCCCCAGAGACCGATCTTCCGCACCGTCTCCGTCCCCCCGCCCCCCGGCGTGTAGAGCCAGATGTCCCAACCGTCCGTGACCACGATGTTGCCCTGCCAGATGACCCCGTTGACGAGATAGTGGTAATCCCCAATGTTCACCGGCGTCGCCTTGCGGATCGCATAGTTCAGGGCATAGAGGCGGCCGTCCCCATAGTCGAGGAAGTACACAGCAGCGACCGGCGTCTGGGGATGAGTTGCCACGCCCAGGAAGCGGCAGACACCATGCGGTTGCCAGATCGGCGGATTGATCGCGGCGCTGGCCTCGTCGACATTCCAATCCGTCCCACCGTTGGTTGGGTCGGCGCTGTACATGAAATACATGTTGATGTCCTGGGCGATCACGAGGTTTGCGCCCTCGTCCCCAACCGGAGCAACGATGGCGTCCCAAAGCGCCTTTGTCCCCTCCACCCACGTTGGGGAGGCGGCATCGGGATCATTGGTGTAGAAATACTTCGAGGTGCTCCCCAGCGGATTGTCGTTCACCGTAACGAGGTAGAGCCGCCGAGTGCCTACTGGACTTCCAGGAGCCCGAAATAGGAAGAGCCGTGTCGTCTTAGCGGGCTCGTTGTCGGCGCTCCCCGACACCAGGCCACCACCACCGTCGTAGTCGAAGAGCTGCGCCCGCACCAGGGAGTCCCTATCCGAGTCCATCCGATAGACGGTGTCGCCGGCGCCGTAGTAGTACCAGGACGAAAAGCCCGCGCCCCGATCGGCTCGAGTGATACCGATGGCCGCCCCATCCATAACCCCACTAGACAGGGATAGCTTGTTGGTGGGCTCGTTGTCGGGACTGACGACGTAGCGTTTCGGTGGCAGTGTGATGTGGCGGGAGCGGCGGAGATCGACTCCACCGGGGTTGTCCCAATGGGTACCGAGCGCCTCGCGGATGTCGAGCTGGCGGTGGCCGAAGCCACCGGAGAAATCTTCTAGGACGGTATAGAAGGCGTGCTGACGGTCGTCGTAGGTAGCGCGGCCGATCTTCAGCCCGGAGGTGAACTCCGAGACCGACTTGCCGGCCTGGACCCCATCGCAGAGGAGGGTAGTACCGTTAAGGATGATGTGATCAACGGGGTCGACTGCCACCTAACCATCCTCCTTTACCGACTCGGCACGTACTCCGCATTGGGGTTGACGCGGTTCTCGGCCGGATGACGGGCGAGCATCGCTTCGCTGCGCCCGAACGCCCGATCACCCAGCGCCAACCGCGTACGGTCGATCTCGAGCGTCGGGTTCCCCGTCGCCTGGAAGTCCAACGCGAAGGACATCGCCCGATCACGCAGGAAGGATTCCAGACCGAGATCCACAGTCTCCGCCAGCCCCGTTGCGCCCGAACTGTAGATGGTCGGGCGCTTCTGGCCGACCACCTTCATCAGCTTGCCGGCGGGGATCGGGAAGCCCCGGCTGATGAAGAACTTCGGCACACTGTCATCGAGGCGGATGGACCAGAAGTGATAGGGTACCTCCTCATCCCAGGTCGAGGTGCCCGTCGCCGTGTTCTCCACCCGCAGCTCGCTCACGTAGGCGAAGGACGCTGGGACATTGTACTCGTAGGTGTTGGAGGTCCAGGTGAGGGACTCGTCATCCTCCAGGACGATCAGTTGCCCGGAGCGCTGCGCGTCGCGGGCGGCCATGTTGAGGAAAGTCTGAAGCTGGGAGATCGTGACCTCGACCGACTCTGAGGGCCGGAGTACGGCGTAGATCTCATCAACTAGGTCCTGTACGATCGCCATCTCAACGTCCCGGCACGTGCCGCGCGAGCGGAAGCACCTTGTACTGCTGGGGCTTGCGTTCCAGCAGCGCCTCGGAGTCCCTCATCTTCAGTTCCCGCAATTGGAGCCGTGTACGGTCCAGCTCAGAGCCTCCAGCGGCCATGAAGCCCAGCGCGTAGGCGGCCGCACGGTCGCGCAGGAAGGACTCCAGGCTCACGTCGACGGTATCACCTACGGCGGTGTAAATGGTCGGGCGCTTCCAGCCGTAGACCGTCGCGGCGCCGGTTGGCCGGACAGACGGCTCGAAGACGAAGGAGGGGCTGCTGCTGACCTCCTCCAGGCGCCAATAGTGGGGCGCCACCTCAATAGCGGTAGAGGTGATGCGGACGTCCTTGATGAAGACGAAGTCGGCGGGGACGGTGACCGCTCCTGCCGCTACCGTGATGGTGGCGTCCTCGATCGGGAGCATCCAGCCGGAGTTGCTGGCATCGTGGGCGGCGTCGGCGATCAGGGTTATGAGCTGGGCCTCTGTGACCTCCGCGTTGCCTGTATCCCGTATGTGAATCTCGATCGAGTCGATAAGATTCTGTACGGTTGTAATCGCACGCCTCCGTTAGGCCCCTCTGACCAGCTCCCGCGCCCCCAGCA